ATACTCATCTCCACAACTATACATGATACCCATACTCTTTAAATAACTACTACGCTCATCAATACCATCAAAACTCAAATACTTACGCTCCAAATGACTTAAAGGACAACCATGCAAAATAACAACTGAAAAAGCATCCAAACTTACTATTAATAACAATACACATAACCCTGCATAATCAAATAAAAACAATAAATGAAACCCAACTAAAAATATTATTAAAAAATGAAAATACATATAGTACAAACCTATTATACCTGATATACCTACACTATCAAATAAATGTAATATACTTTTACCTAATTCTCTTATTATATTGTAATTCGACATTATTATTTACTATATATTTTTAATAATTCATTTAAACTTATATGCAGAACACTACTTAATTTTACTAATCTATCTGGATTATAATAATACATTAAATATTCATCGCTATCAAACTTATAATTTATTAAATCCAAATTTAATTTGCATAATAAATGTAAACAAGAAGAATTACTACTTATATTACTCCAATTCACTTTATCTAAATTTCTCTCTAATAAATAATTTGCTTTTGTATTACAAGATAAATATTCCCAATTTATATTTTGTGGATATCTCTCTAATAAATCGATTGCTTCTGTATTAAATGAAAGTATATCCCAATACACTTTATCTAAATTTGCCTCTAGTAAATGAATTGCTGAAATATTTAATGATAAATATATCCAATCTATATTTTGTGGATATCTCTCTAATAAATGAATTGCAGATGAATTTGATGATAAATATTTCCAATTGATTTTATCTAAATTTGCCTCTAATAAATGAATTGCGGATGGATTAAATGATAAATAATTCCAATTCACTTTATTTAATTTTCTCTCTAGTAAATGAATAGCATTTTCATTCATAGATAACATATTCCAGTCTATTTTATCTATGTTTTTTTCTAATAGATAAATAGCATTTTTATTTCTAGATAAAGATAACCAATCTATTTTGTATTTATTTCTCTCTATCATATAAATTGCATCTATACTCTCATTATAACAAAATTTATACCAATTTATTTTATCTTCATTTTCTTGTAGTATATGAACGGCTGATAAATTACTCGATAATTTATACCAATCTATATTATTATTTATAATATACCTATTATTATACCTATTATTATACGACATAGTATTTAGACGTTAATATTTTATATTATTAAGTAAAATAATATAAAATTGAATAATTTAATATTAAAAAAACTATTTTATTAGTAAATATAATAAATAATAATGATTGCATCGAAACAAATTAATGTGTTACAAAATAAATTATTAAATTTATATTCTATACATTTTAATAGACATATCGGTGTAAATATTAATAATATTTTAAATTATGTTATGTATTTAAATAACAAATTAGATAAAATCAATAATGAATTAAATATAAAAAAACCTGTTTTATATAGACAATATGCAGGAGTTTATACATATTAACTAAATATTATTTTAATGGTAATCAATCGTTTCAACTAATATTTGTTTCCAATTATTAGGACATAAGTCAGATATATCTATATTTGAATCTTTAAACCATACAGATGGATAGCATACTATTTTATTATAGTTATTGTTAAAATATGCACCCCACCAACTAAATGTACTATTACCTATAATATTGTGATAACAAGAGCTCATTAATAACATTTCTTCCCAATCATTTAATTTAATATTTTTATTATTTATATTAATAAATGTATTAACATCTATAAAATCATATGTCTTAAATTTATTTTTTAGAATATTTATTATTTCTTCAACTTTCTCTCTATCTTCTAATTCATAAAAATATAAAATATTAAATTTTTTGAATGGATATATGTGTTTTATATAATCTAATGTTTTTATATAATAATTATGATTTAATATAGGGAAATGACTATGTTGATAACATTTATAATCCCCTATTCTAAAATGTAATGAAATTGTATTTTTAAAAAATTGTTTATCATAATAATTTATTTTATTAAATACAATATTTTTTTTTTCATTTATATAAAGTAAATTATATATCGAATTATAATTTTTTTCAAAATATTTATAACTTTGAAAATATCCATATAAAATTATATCATTTTTCAAATATTCATTAATTATTAAATCATTAAATTTAAAATTATATTCATTAATCGCTTGTATATTTTTTGGGATATTTTCTATTAAATATGGTTTTAGTTTATGTAATAATGAATTCCAATATGTATATCGTATTGTTATACTATCTTCATTTCCTAACTTATATATATTTAAAAAATTAAATGGTATTTTATTATCTATTGCGTATGATATTGTTGTAAATATTTGAAACAATTGATTACCTAATCCGCCAACTAATTGACACGTTATCATTTTATTTAATATATATTTTAGTTTTTAGTTTTTAACAAAATTGAAACTATATATCACTATTTTATATTAACCATTAATAACTAACTATTATGTATACAATTATTTCACAATTTATTGACCTAGACATAATTATTTCAAATAATATTAATTTTACATTCAATATACAATTAGATAATGATTTTGATAAAATAAAAAATGAGAATATAAATAATATAGATGTTAATGATATGATATATTCTAATCCACAATTAATTAATATTATAGAAAAAAATTATGAAAAAAATCCAGATAAAATTAATTGGAATATGTTGTGTTTAAATAATAATATAAAGGTAATTAATATTTTAGAAAAAAATCCAGATAAAATTAATTGGTCTATTTTATCTGGAAACCCATGTGCAATTCATTTATTAGAAAAAAATATAGATAAAATAGATTGGAATATGTTATGTTCAAATACAAATGGTATTGAATTATTACAAAAATATACTGATAATATAAATTGGCATATATTATCAAGTAATCCTAGCGCGATTAATATGCTTATTCATTGTCAAAATTATATTAATTTTGATATATTATCTATGAATCCATCAGCTATGAATTTATTATATATAAATCATCCATTAATTAATTGGAAATTATTATGCGCAAATACATCAGATGAAGCAATTGAATTATTAAATAAATTTCCTAAAAAGATAGATTGGGATATATTATCATGTAATCCATCTGCAATTAATATTTTAAAAAAAAATCCAGATAAAATTAATTGGAAATTAATATTATCAAATCCAAAATGTCTTGAATTGTTTGGAGAACAATTAGTAATTAATATTTAATAATAAAATAAATAGAAAATTAATCTATATTTTCTATTTTTATTTATAAGATTTGTATGTTTTTTAAATATTAGAAGATTCAATTTGAGTTTGTTCAATAATAGAAGATTCAATTTGAGTTTGTTCAATAATAGAAGATTGTTTAATAAAATGACGATTCATATATTTTTGAATATTAAAATATGTTACTTCTTCATTATTAACAGATAAAAGACTTTTTAGTGATTCATCTGGGTTAATATATTTTTTATTATCCTGTTTTTGAAGACCATTTGATTTAATATATTCAACAATATATTTGGTTACGTCAGTTCTTGCGACTTCAGAACCAATTGGTTTATTCATAAATTCACACAATTCATTTGAAATTTTACTTGATTTAGCAAATCCAGAAGGCTTTCGAGGATTTTTTGGCTTAGCTTTATTTACCTTTTTCTCGAGTGTTGCTTTTTCTTTATTAATTGTTTTTTCCAATTGTTTGATTTGATTCTGAAGAGAAGTAATTTGTGTTTTAAATGCAGTAAGTGTATTCAAAACAGTATCAAATGAAAGTTCCTTACTTTTTTTAGTAGTTATTACAATATTTTCATTATCAACCGTAGAAACATTAATAACATCTACTTGTTCTTCTGACATTTTTTATAAAAATTTATTTCCTTACTATTAGATTTATGTAGGGTGTCTTTAAATTCATTTTATAATATTATTATAACTTAAACATAGATTATAAGTATTTAACAATTCGATGAATATAGTTATATCAAATAAATATAAATTAATAAAGACAATAGGGGAAGGTTCTTTTGGAAAAATATTTCATGCTATTGATATATCAAACAATTTATCATATGCAGTTAAAATAGAAAAAAAAGTTTCTAAATATTCACTTTTAAAAAATGAAATTTCTATATACAAAAGATGTAATTTAACTAATATTATTGGTATACCAAAGTTATACGAATATGGAATACAAGATAATTATAATTATATGGTAATTGATTTATACGATAATACATTAGAAAAAATAAAAAATAATAAAAATATATTAGAACTAAATACAGTATTAGTAGTAGCTTTACAAATAATAAAAATATTAAATAAATTACATCAATTAGGTATAATTCATAGAGATATTAAACCAGATAATATTATATTTAATAATACAAATTCTAATAAAAATAATAACAATATTTATGAAAAAAATACATATTATTTAATAGATTATGGATTATCAAAACAATATATTGATAAAAATGGTATACATAGAGAAATTAATACTGAAAAACAACTTACTGGAAGTATTAAATATTCAAGTATAAATGTTCAAAATGGTATTGAACCTAGTAGACGCGATGATTTAGAATCACTTGGATATATTTTAATTTATTTATTAAAAGGAAATTTACCGTGGCAAGGAGCGATTGGTAATACAAAACAAGAGAGAAATGACTACGTTATTAATATTAAAAATAACACAAGTTTAATAGTGTTATGTGATAAAATACCATATGAATTTTTATTATATATGTCATATTGTAGAAATTTAAAATATGAAGAACAACCTAATTATAATTATATTTATAACATATTTTATAATTTATATAAGTGTATGAATTGATTTTCTGTATATTTAATAAATTAAATAATATTTTCAAAATTACTTAAAAAAGAATTGTTATATCAATATATAAATTAAATATAATGTCTTCTACGTCTGAACAATTCAATCTTGAAACACGATACAGCGGTCAGGTTAAATGGTTTAACAACAAGGCCGGCTATGGCTTTATTACGATGTCTCATAACACTCAACAATATGATATTTTTGTTCATCATTCTTCTTTGATTGTTTCACAAGAACAATATAAATACCTTGTACAAGGTGAATATGTTGAGTTTAATATTTCGAGAATTGCAGCTGAACATTCATCTCAAACATCTCACGAATGGCAAGCAAGTGAGGTTAGTGGATTTAATAAAGGATTTCTTATGTGTGAAACTCGACACAGTAGCAAAACACAACGAAGACAATATACTAATCCAGATGACCAGACATCGGTAGTACAATATACGACACCAAGTAATGCATCCACCGAGACAACGCAAACAACCCGTCAACATTATCGCCAACCAAAACAATTTACACGTAATAATACTAGTCAATCATCAAATATTCCGATTAGGGTTTATGGAGAAGGACCACGCTCAGCTAATGGTGGAAAATGGCTACTAGTTCATACATCTGACCAAGATTATCTTTATAAATCTACTCAACATCAATCTCAACATCAATCTCAACATCAACAACAACGCAAACGTAATAATAAAACTCATACTACTCAACAACAACAACAATCCCATACCGAAGCATAATCCAATAAATTACTACACATACACAATAATAAATTAAAATTTTATAGTATTATAAATTATATAATACTATATCCTATATACCTTCAAATACTTTTGGTATATCATTCATTCTATAATGAAAAATTAAAAATGCTGATAAACCAATTATTACATCAAGTAATAATAACTGCCAAGCATTTTTATAGTTGTAATATGTTAATATTGAAAATCCATAATATAAAAGTGAATGAATAGGTCGTAAATCATTCCACCAAATCACATCACCACCAGTCTCTAAACCAGTTTTTCGTAAACCACCTATATATATAAACATAAATCCAGTACCTATCATAAAGGTTATTATAGATAATATATTTCTTACTGTTTTATCACCATATTTTGCTAAAAATACCAAAAAAAGACGTGATGGAATACATCCAAATAAAAATAATAAAAATCTTTTTTGAACACTATTCATTCTTATTTATTATTATTATTATTTATTATTTATGTAAAAAACATAAAAATATATTAAATATAATATATAAATTATAAATAGTATTATTTATCTAAATTTTATAACACATAAATGGTAATCGTTTGTTCAAATAATACATTTGAATATGATGAATATTATTCAGAATATTTTAATCAATTTAATTTTGATTTAAGTCCATTTCAAAAATGGTCAATTAAAGCAATTGTAGATGGAAATCATTCTCTTGTTACTGCACATACTGGTTCTGGTAAAACATTACCTTTTGAATTTGCTATTAAATATTTTAAAAATATAAATAAAAAAGTAATATATGCATCACCTTTAAAAGCATTATCTAACCAAAAATTATATGATTTCAGAAAAAAATTTACAGATATATCATTCGGTATATTAACCGGAGATATTAAAGATAATCCAGATGCTGATGTATTAATTATGACTACAGAAATACTACGTAATACATTATTTAATAAATTTATTTCAAATGATAAAAATCAATTTAATACTATTCAAAATCAACAAGATAAACAAAATCAAAATAATCTAGCATTTGAAATGGATTTTGATAATGAGTTAGGGCTAATCTGTTTTGACGAAATTCATTATATTGGTGATCCCGAAAGAGGGTCTGTTTGGGAACAATCTATTATAATGTTACCTAAAAATACACAGATGCTTATGCTTTCTGCAACTATAGATAAACCTGAAAACTTTGCTTGTTGGGTAGAGACTATTAATAATAAAACTGTTTATCTATCTGGAACAAATGAAAGAGTTGTACCTTTATTACATTATTCTTGGACAACGATGCCAAAAGGTCAAATTAATAAAACCAAAAAGACTGAATTTGAATCTATTGTTAATGAAATTATTAATAATAAAATATTATTATCATCAAACGATAAATTTAACGAATTTAATTATAATAAAATATCAAAAATTAATCATTATATCAAAAAAAATCAAAATTTTATTTCTAGAAAATATGTATTAAATGAATTAATTAAAGAATTATATAAAAATAATCTATTACCTGCTATATGTTTTGTGTTATCAAGGAAAAATATAGAAATATATGCGAATGAAATTGAATTAAATCTCTTTGAAAATGATGAAAATAATTGCCCACCTGATATAGAGAGAGAATGCAAACACATTTTATTCTCTAAATTATCTACAAGTATAGCACACGATATTATGTTAATGCCAGAATATATATCAACAATTAATCTTTTAAAAAAAGGTATTGCAATACATCATGCAGGAATAATACCTGTTATTAAAGAAATGATAGAATTATTATTTGAAAAAAATTATATAAAATTATTATTTGCAACTGAAACATTTGCGGTTGGAATTAATATGCCTACAAAAACTGTTATTTTTACAAATTTAAGTAAATTTGATGGAAATCATAACAGATACTTATATTCACACGAATATAAACAAATGGCTGGAAGAGCCGGAAGAAGAGGTATTGATACAATTGGATATGTAATACATTGTAATAATTTATTTGATTGCCCATCATATAGTGAATATAAAAATATAATTACTGGTTCACCATTAATGTTATTATCTAAATTCAAGTTATCGTATAATTTATTATTGACTCTATTGAAAAATAATAGTACTTTAACACGATATGATAAAATAGTTTATTTATTAAAATATACGAATAAAAGCTTAATTATTGATGATATAAATAAAGAATTAATAATATATGAAAATAAATATGAATCAGTTATTAATAAATTAAATAGTAAAAATGAAACTATAAAATATTTTAAAACACCTGAAAATATACTTATAGAATATTTTAATAAAAAAAATAAAATTAAATCATTATCAAATAAAGATAAAAACAAAGTTTTGAGAGAAATTAGTAATATAGAAGATGAATATAAAGTTATTAAATCAGAATATATCTTGTATGAAGAAATAATTACACTTAAAAATGAAATTAAAAAAATAGAAACTGATAAATTATTAAGCAAAAATTATATGTTTAATAATATAGAAAATGTTATAAACATAATGAAAAAATATGATTTTGTAGATGAAGAATGGAATATAACTAATAATGGATTATTAGCGTCTAATATAATGGAGTTACATTCTTTGGCATTTTTAGACCTACTTATATATAGTAACTATTTTGAAAAATTTAATTCAAATGAAATTGTATCTATTTTAAGTTGTTTTACTAATTTAACAATATCAGAAGAAATAAAATATCAAACCCCATTTACAAATAATAAACAAATTAAACAAATGGTTATTTTTATTGAAGAGAGATTAAATTTATATTATAGCGAAGAATGTTTATTAAGTTTTAATAGTGGATGTGATTATAACATGCATTATCAAATTATAGATGAAATATTAGAATGGTGTGATGCTATAGATGAAATAAAGTGTATTGAAATTATAAATAAAATTAAAAACGTTCACTGTATATCTACAGGTGAATTTATTAAAGCTATATTGAAAATTAATAATATTGCAACTGAAATTGAAAAAATATGTGAATACAATAATAATATTGAATTATTACATAAAATAAAAAATATACCTAAAATTACATTAAAATATGTTGTTACTAATTTATCATTATATGTATAATATTTATTGTATATATAATTAGAATATTACATTTATTTTTTCTAATAAACTTTCAATATATAATATTTTATTTTCAATATTTATATATATTTTGAATAAACAAATCATATAGTTATCTAGATAAGATGATGCTAATTTATATTCGTAATTGTATGAATCTATTTCTGATATATAATCTATTTCTGCTTTATTCTCTCTTATAACAACTAATATATCATTCACATAAAAAATATTATTTTTAATTTTATTTAATTCGTCAATTAAATATTTATATGATTTATTATTATTTATTTCATCTGTTAATTTATTCAAATTAAATAATACATCAAATAAATGAATATTTATTTTTTTTGTTAGTTTGTGTGTATTATAAATTATTTTATCATTTTTTATTTGTTTCAACTTAGATAATTTGTATATAAAAGTATTCAAATTATCAGAATTCGATTTTCTTTTATTTCTGAACATTATTAAATAATATTTATTAAAAATTAATTATAAATATTAAAAATTAATTATTAAATATTAAAAACTAATTATTAAATATTAAAAACTAATTATTAAATAGTATTTATAATTTATTTAATAACAAATATAATGTCAAAACAATTATATAATGATATTTTAATTGATTTTTATAATGATGTAAAAGATAATTTTAATATTATTAAATATGAAAATACTAATAAGGTTGCAATAATAATAGAACCCAGAATGAACATAGAATATGTTAAAGCTGTTATATATAATTTTATATATTTTATGAATCCACAAGGGTGGAATTTTATTATATATTGCAATTTAAACGAATTAGATAATGAAACAAAATTAAAATTCTTCAACTGTGAATTTAAACAAATAGAAGAATCATTTCTTTTTAAAAATAATGGTACTCAAAATATTTCAATTGAAAGTTATAATAAAATATTATTAGATGTTAATTTCTGGAAATTAATACCCGAAAGATATGAGAATATAACTATTTTTCAATCAGATTGTATTATGTATTCTATGTTTAATGACTTATGGATAAATTATGATTATTCTGGAGCAAATTATCATTATACGGTTGGTACTAATAAAACTGATAAATTATTTTATATTAATAATCAATCTATATTTAATGGAGGTATTAATGGTGGATTTTCAATACGTAAACGAAATAGTATGATTGAATGTCTCGAAAATATATCATGGGGATATATACATAATTATAGAAATGAAATATTTAATTTATTAAAAATAAAAGAAATCGAATATGCAGAAAATGATATGAAAATAGTATCATCGATTGATCTTGTAATTAAAAACGAAGATGTATTTTTTACACATGCGTGTGAAATACTGCGGAAAAATATGCCTGATATTATTTGCAGAAATTTATTAGCAATTGAATCATATTATTGTAATCAGGCAAATGTTTATCACGGTTGGAATAAAAATTATCATTCAAAAGAATCTGCAATAACTTTGTTATCTAATTCACCATTATTTTCGAAATATATAAAAAAATACTTATAATAACAATACTATTTTACAATAATTATAATACTATTTTACAATAATTATAATACTATTTTACAATAATTGTAGCCTTATTTTTTTCTTTAATGATGCTTCCTCTGTAAATACAAATATTTTAAATTTTACTTTTTCATAATTATTAATATCATTTCTTGCAGTAATTCGTGATAATACTTTAATATTATTCAAATAAACCATATATTGAAACAATCCATCATTTCTTTTTATTTTATCAAACAAATAACCCTCGTGTATTATTTCAGTTAAATTATTATTTTTACTTATTAATTCCAATATAGTACAATCTGTTTGTATTTTCCTTATAGCTCTACTTGTAGTATTAATATACTCTATTCTATTTAACCATTTATTATAAAACTCAATTGCGCCTGATTCAAAATTAAACATATTTAAATTTATTTGTAACATTATACTATTTAATAAATCAACCAATCTTCTTATAGGAGATGAAATATGAATATAACTATCTACACCATCCATAACTAGAATATGCCCTAGCTTTTCATCAAATGTAGAATATTGACCTGCAGAACAATTCCATATCTTTATAAATTTGCCAATTTCTTCTGGAATTGTATTTGGAACATCAATAATATTATTTAATGTTACTGACCGGTATATACCATTTTGAAAATCTAACATTACATTTGCACCTTTCATATTAAACATTATCATTAAATAACTCACAACATCATAACTATCTTTTATATTTTGTATATATTTTCTCTCTTTACACAATTCACTAAGTATATTAAAGATAGCCAAATAATTATTATCAATTAATAAATCTTTTGATTGATATGTGTAATTTTTATATACACTGATTAAAACATTTTTTAATTCCATATTAACTATCTTATTATTTTCAACATAAATATCAAGACAATATGCAAACCTTTTTGAATTTTCTAATAAACTACATAAACAATTTGATAGTATATTTGGAAGCATCGGACGTTTTCTATCAGGAAGATATATTGTTGATATTCTCTCTGAAAATGAATTCCAAAGCGATAAAGTATCCATCCAAATCGCAACATTTGCAATATATATGCTTATTACAGATGTTGTGTCATTAACTTGATAAATACTCATCGCATCATCTATATCTTGACTTTTTGGCGGATCAATCGAAAATATATTATAATTTGTTCTGTCTTCTATTTTATTTTTATTTTTAGATATTATAAGTTCAATAAATTCTTGTTCTGTTCTTAATTTAATAGCATTCATAGTATCCTTTGTAAAATCTTGAATAGATGCATGCAAACTTTTACAATACAATTGATATTCATAAAAATTACTTAATACATCAACACAACCGATTATATTTGTTAAAATACCATATGGATGTTTTTGATTATTTCCCCATTCTAAAAATGCGAATGTTACATATTTATTTATTTTATTTTTATTAAATTTATTATTTGTTTTATCATCATATGGTACTAAAAATACAGGGAATCTTCTATCATCTGGTATACATTTGTAAAGCTTTTTATTCTTATATTTTCCATATGTTTTATCTGTTAAAACTAATATACCTGGCATAGTTTGCATTTGTCTTACACTCGAATGTACAATTTTCTCTCTATATTCACACACAATATCTTCGTTAATTTCTATTATATCTTCTGTAAAAAGTTTCAGATTTAATGGATTACCATTATACTCGGTCGGTTCTAGTGTAAAACCATCAAACCAGGTCCATTTATCATAATTCCGGTTATCAATATGTATTTTTAAAAGCATTATTGTTTATTTTACAAAATTACAAATATAGTTATTTTATAATAAAATATTTAATATTAAATCTAAATCAATTTTACACGTTAATATTATTATTACTATTATTACTATTATTATTTAAGAATCTCATTTATTTTTAATTATAAATTACAATAATTTATAATCAACAATTAAATTATATGAAAAATATAATTAAAAAACATGTAATAAAAAGAATTAATAATAGAATAAACGAATTTATATTAGTATTATTACTTTTATTTTTTCTAATAGTATTGTTAATTTATTTACATAACTATAGTTTAAATCAAATAAGATTAAGAGAAGGGTTTTGGAATAAAATAAAAAAAGGATTTAAAAAAGTAGGTAAGGCTATTGAAAAAACAGGTGAAAAAGCTATAAATGAAACAAAAGAATTAGCAGAAAAGGTAGAAAAAGAAGCAAAAGAATTAGCAAAAAAGGCTAAAATAGAAGCACAAAAAGCTTTAGAAGTATTTAAATTTAATCAAGCAATAAAAGAATTTAAGAATGGAATTAAATACACAATAAAAGCATTTGAAAATATAGAAGATGTAGTTGATGATATTAAAGAAGATAGTAAATCATATATTAATTCTATTAAAACTATACCAAAATCGTTTGATAAATTATCAAATGTTAAATTATAATTAAAGAAATTAAATTTGTAATTTTATAACTAAAATATAATAAGATAATATAAGTTATAAATAATGGTAAAAAAAAATAAAAATAAAATTTTATTTATATTTTTATTATTACTAATCATATTCATATCAACACGTACATATAGTAATTATATTAATAAAAATAATAAATTAAGAGAAGGATTAGCAGGTATAGATGATATAAAAGATGCATTTAAACAAATAAGTAAGATAAAAGAGTTTGCGGAAAAAATACCCAAAGAGGTATCAAATATTAAAAATGAAATTGTAGATAGTACAAAAGTAGTAAAAGATAGTATAAATAAAATAGATGATAAATTAATAAGTTTTACCGAAAAAATAAAAAAGTATACAATTGACTTAGTAACTGAGAAAATTTACAGTTTATTAAAACAATTAGGTAATATATTCAATGATGCTTTAGTAAATCCAATTGTTATTTTATTTAAAGGAATTTCAAATATTTTTGTTGGAATTTTTGGAATATTAAATGAAATCGTAAATAAAATTATATCATTACCTAATTGTATTTTACCATATATGATATTCGGTGTAACATCATCAATACAATCTATATATTCATCGTTTATTCCAGAAAGTATTAGAAAAGTTATTTATACTATACATACATATACAATCAAATATATTACTGATATACTGTATAATTGGTTCGGTATTGATAAATATAATACGTGTTATAAATTTGGGGTAACAAATGAAATAAAGAGGATAGAATCAAATGCAAAAAAAATAGGCGATTCATTTTCAAAAGATTTTGGGCGTCTAGATTTCTCAAAAATAAAAATATAATATTGAAAATACAAATGTCTTAATTTACACTATTTATTTTACATAAATAAAATCAATTTCCAACTTAAATTATTGATTTTATTAGTTTTATAAAAAATTGAAATAATTGCGCTAATATATCTAATATATATACTATAAAAGTTAACTATACACCGATAATTTATCAAGCAATTAAAATTAATATGACTTCCACATTAATCATATATCTTTCAACATGTATTTCAAGTAAAAAAAGACAAATGAAAGTATTTAATTTGATTATGGATACTTTATATAAACAATACAATATTGATTTTAAACAATATAATGAATGCTTTAATTTAATAGTGAATAAAAGTGGTGATGATTATAAAGATTCATTTATTAGTATTATAAATATGATTTCAAATATAAGCCCTTTTGGTGATGCTTACGATGAGTTTGATGTATTTGATGATATAGTAGATACTATAATCGAAGGACAATATATTCATTTTAAAAATTTATTAAATGAGATTGATAGTAAATGTAAAGTAACTAGTTATAAATATAACAATCAATTAATTAATAAATATACTTTACTTAAAGATGAGTTTAATGCCATTATGATTGATGCTAGTAAAATTAATTTCCCTAAAAATTTTATATATTGGAAATCGGATGATTTGATTATTACTCTACGTGATTATTTTATAAATACAAATACAAATTCATTATTTTATACAGATACAGATAATTATATATTTTGTGAATCATTATATAATTTATTAAACAAACATTTTAGTTACAATACAGAATGGGTTGCTGAACTATATTTTAACATTTTAAATTCATACTATATTCAGAAAAGTAGAGAGAAATTAAATATATATATGGAGGAACTTACAATTAAAACATGGGCACCAAATAGACTTTATAATTGGTGTTTTGATAATGAAGATAAAAATGACTTTGAAGAATAAATTTATATAGGACTACCAAGAGTTAATGAACTGGTATGTGAAATTACATCATTTTTATTTGTATTTTCATTATTTATATTTTCATTTTCATTATTTATATTTTCATTATTTATATTTTCATTTTCATTATTTATATTTTCATTTTCATTAATATCATTTTCATTATTATCAACACCATTAAATCGTTTATGTTTAACATTTTGCAATTGTAAAAATTTCATAATATATTTCGGTAAATTTGAAAAAGTATTCATATATGTCTTATATTTTAATGTTGTTAATAAACTACTACTATCAAATGACATACTATACCACCAATATGGGGGTATATAAAAACAATTACCTGGAGAAATAGAAACATCCAAGTATTTTACTTTATTAAAATCTTTTTTATATTCATCTTGTGGTTGCCAAACATTCACAGGTGAATAAAATGTGAAATTATTATAATCATTTATAGCATATAAATATTTACTTGATTTTGGTGGTATTAAACGAATTTTTATTTTACCCTCTGTAACTATGAAAAAATTACGATATGTTATATTATATTTCAACGGGGTTTGCACGTTAGATGACGACAATATAATATCGTATTCGCAATTAGAAACCATATATGGTCTTAAAAACCCATCGTTCTGTCTAAAATGTTTTATTAAACAAGATTCTTCTATAAAATCATAATTATTCTCTGTATAATATTTTGAGTCTTTATCTTTATTAAATAAGTCTAATGCTGTTGATAATTTTATTGGAACATAAATTGGTGAGTCTTCGTCTATAACTATATTACTTTTTGAATTCAAATATTTATTTAGATTAACTAATTTTATATCAAAGTTACCATATGATTTATTTAATTCATTTATTTTTAATACATTACTAAAATTATCATTTAATAAATTTTGTTTAAATAATATTGGTTGTTTTAAATCACATATCTCTTCTAATTTTTCTTTAGATAGCGATTCTATATTATAAATTTCTAAATCATTACTTGTTTTTAACTGAAAATATATATGAAGATATATAAATAATACTATTAAGAAAACAATTATACCAATTATCATATTCATTGATAAATTATTAAACAAATATTATGTTTATTTAATAATTTATATTTAATATTTTTACACAATCATCTATTTATTTAATTTAAAATATTTAATTGTCATAAACATGTAAATTTATATTTTCACTTTCCAAATATTCTACATCGCCGTCATTATCCTCACACTCATCCGTGTTTTTATTAAGAAGAATATTATTTAACGAATCTGCTAAAGAATTACTTACAAATTCATCTTCACCAGAATTTAATGTTGAAGAAGATACATTTTGTTTAGAAGATGATTCACGTTCTTCAAAACTTGACATTCTATTGCTTAATTTATTTGTCAAAACTTCTAAATCACATAAGGACTTTTTAACATTTTTAATATTTAACGTATTATCCATTAATAGACCTTGATTCTTCAAAATAATTAATTTTAATTCTTTTAATTCATTTAAATCTCTTGTAAAAGAATTTAATTTATCCGTAATTTGTTCAACATTATTATTAAGTGTAACATAATCATCATTACTACTATTACTATTACTATTACTATTAGATAAAACATTATTTACTGTTTCTTCAATATTATCTTCTACACCTGTCAATCGTTCATTTAGATTATCACAATTAGAAGATAACTCATTAAATGTATTACCTAATTCATCAATAGCTAATGAAAATTCACTTGCCATTTTATTTACATACAAATGATGTGTACTCAATATTTGATTAATATTTAAACCTGGTGGGGGGTTTGGTAATAAATGGAATCCTTGATTAATATTTTCATCTGATACATCATTAGATACATTTTTATTGTTATTATTATTTACATTTGATATTTTTTGAGATTGGGTAGAACTTAATAGTTGTTTTTGATTACCTACATTTTTATTTACGTTTTGCGTAGGATTAATTCTCTGTTGAGCATTAATATTTTGTGTTGATACCCTTGAATTAAATAATTGACCTGATAATCGATTCGGGGGTGAGGGTAATTGTTCATTTTGTACCAGCTGATTAGGTAATCCTACACGTCTGCGTTTTGCTGCTGAAAGTGAATTAGAACTCATTTAGTATTTTAATATATCATTTAATATTATTATTTATCTAAATACTTTTACGAATTAGAAATTATTATAATTATTTTTATTGTTTATTTTTATTGTTTATTTTTATTGTTTATTTTTATAATAAATAATAAAATATTTTTTGTTAAATAGTTAAGCAACCATACCCATTTTAACTGATAGACCAGACATATAGTTATTTACTATAAACATTTTTTCTTCATAATCATTTATATCATTACACTTATTTGTTATTTCTACTGTAGGAAAATTATATAAAACACTATTATTTATTTGTTTGGTTAATTCTTCAATATGTGATTCATAAATATGACAATTTCCCATATAATAATAAAAATCTGATGCTTCTAAACCACAGTGTTTAGCAAGTAAATGAGTTAAAAATGAATATGAAGCAATATTAAATGGAACACCTAAACCCATATCTGCACTTCGTTGATAAAGTGAACAAGATAATTTATTTTCATTTGATACGTTAAATTGACACAATACATGACAAGGGGGTAATGCCATTTTATCCAATTGACAAGGATTCCAAGCACTCATTACTAAACGTCGTGAATATTTTTCAGTAGGATGATTTAGATTATCTATTATATATTGCAATTGATCAACCCCTTTACCACTATAATCTGTATTACAATTAACATAATCGGCATTAAAAAAACGCCATTGATGCCCATAAACTGGACCCAAATCATCTTCATTATATGTTAACCCTCTACTATCTAGAAATTCTCTACTGCTATTCGCGTCCCATATATGAACGTTTTTATCTTTTAATACTTTATTCGATGTACAACCATTTACAAACCACAATAATTCACGTAAACACGTTTTCCAAGCTACCTTTTTACTTGTTAATATAGGTATAATATTATCTGATAGTGAGAAATGCATAGATGCACCAAATATACTTTTTACTACCCCATTTCTTCCTGTTTCAAACGTTCCTTCTGATAAAATATCACTTATTAAATTTAAATATTGGTTTTCTTCATGATAATTATTATTTCTAACTTTATTAACTTCCGATAATCTCTTTAGCATAGTTATTAAAATTAATATTGTTACCTTTAATTATTATATTAATTAATTTTTATATCATTTATTAAAATTATATAGCTTTAAATTTTATTAATATTTACTTATTTATTTTAATTTCTTATTATAAAACATATAAATGGCCGATATGGATTTTGAAAATACATCATCTAAAAATAAATCAAAAGATTTTATGGGGTTTTTTAGATATGTTTTTGACTTTAATAATGATAATAAAAATGATATGTTAAATATGGTACAATATACTTTATTGACTATTGTACCTATACTTCTCGTTCTTAAAACAACTAGAACATATGTACCTGAGGTTGATGAACATAAAGGGTCTGTAGAACTTTTAGTAGAAAGCGCATTTCAAGTTGTTTTTATAATACTTTCATTCTGGTTTATACATAGAGTAATAGCATATATTCCAACATATAGTGGTGTCCAATATAGAGATTTTAATGAAACATGCTTTGTATTACCTTTTATTTTTATATTATTAACGCTACAAACTAAATTAGGAGATAAATTAAGAATTTTATCAGACAGAGCTCTTAAATTATGGAATGGTGAAAAATCATTACGTGAAGGAAACACTAATATGAATAATGGAGGAAGTCAATCCGGCGGAAACACACATCAACCAAGCCAAGCTGATGCATTAGAAATGAGTTTGGGATTAGGGCAACCTAATATTGGATTACCACATCCACAAATGACTAGTATTAAATCTCAAAGTAATGATTTTAGATTACAAAATAATGGACCACAAATGTCTAATGGTATGGAAAATATAATTGGTGGTAATCAATCTATGAATAATGGACAAATGCAAGGTCAACAAATGATGGGTGGTATGAATGAACCTATGGCTGCTAATGAATCAGGAGGATTATTTGGTTCAACCTGGTAAAATAATATTAAAGAAGATTTTTATATAGTTTATAATTCACTATATAAAAATTTATAATTCAAAGAACAGACAATAGAGAGAAAATATATTAAATATTTATTTTAACATTTCTTCTTTTTTATCATTTGTTAAATGTATATCATCTATTATTTTACATATAACAATCTCTGTTTTATCATCAATCGGTTCTGTAATCCTTTTTACTATTTCGGCATAATCTTCCTTTTCTTTATCATTAAACAACAAACAAGATTTATCTTTTCTATATTTACTAATATTTTTAATCTGTATAGCACTTATATTTTTAATAGCAGCTTTGGTTTTACTTCTATCTGTATCTTCAAACCAAGTATCCTCTTTTATAAATAGCCTCTTTCTCTTTTTATCTGTACACCAGACCGGTCGCTGAATCATAGGTAATTTATTTAAATGAGTTAAAAATAAATTAGAAACACCACCCACCAATCCTTCGTTCTTTGTTATCGTTAAATCATTTACATTTACTTCGATTGTTTTAATAAAATCATTAAGACTCATAGCATCTTTACACGTGTCATTTAAAAATACATTTATATTAACATTTTGATTAACCGTATTATTTGTATTATTTGTGTTATTTGTATTATTTATAATATTAGTATTACCAATCTTAGGTATTAATTCACAAATAGTATTCTGTAATATTTTATTTTGATTAACCATTTCAATAAACATTTTTTTAAAATAAAGGTCTGATTCATTTACTTTATAAATATTTTTTTTATTAATTTTTGAATGAATATTTTTATCGAATAAATTACAGGTCTTTAAATGTCTATAGTATCCACTATGATATTTATAAACCTTACCACAAACACAGGTGTTTTTTTTATCTTCTATTTTTGTATTGTCATGTATTGTCCACCCTTTCTCTCCCTTTTCTTCACCCGAAATGATACAATTGACATTAAACCTATGTTTTACCGTATTAAGATGTCTTTTATATTTTGATTTATCTGACGAATTATAGTCACATTTTATACACTCATATATCACTCCTTTTATATTCCCTAAATCCATACCAATTTGTATCTATATATGATACATATAAAAAGGAGCTTTAAATCATTTTTTTATTTTTTTTTAAAAATTTATCGTAACAAATTTTATATACAAAAACTGTTTTGTGAGCATTATGGTCTTAATCGTTTTTTTACGTTTTTTGATATTCAAAAGGATTCTATGGACAATGGATTTTTACCTTGTCCGTTTTAAAAATTTCCAAAATACTTTTGAACTCGTTTTTTTGAAAAATCCATTGAAAATATTATAGTTTAAAAAATAAATATAATTATTACAATATATAAACTATAAATGATAAGAGTATTAATATATTCTTTTTGCTAGGTAAGAGGCTTTATTTTTAACAATTTGGCATGTAAAAAATAAAATAAATAAGTTATAAAATATATTATAAGCATTTTGTGAATATACTATAAATACAATTGACAAATTATTAACTATATAGTTAACAATAAATGAATATAAATAATGATAAATTAATATTGCCAAGTAAATTTTCTAAAAGAATTTATTACATATCTTTTTTAACAATTTTTTCCATAATGGCATCTATATATTTTCGTTTATATAATTTCACTATAGTAACAACTAGTGTATTTGTATCATCTATAAATTATTGGAGATACCCTATAAAAGGGATAAGACGTAATATTGATATGACAATTGTTTCCATTAGTTTTTTATATCAATCGTATATTGTTATAGTATATACAACATATCATATAAAATTTATTTATTATCTGTTTAATTTTCTCTCAATATTGTGTTATATTTTTGCAAGAAAATCAAACAATTATAATAAATCATCTATGTATCACTGTGGAATACATATAATATCAAATATATCAAATGTAATTTTGTATGAAAATTTATATAAAAATAATATTATAGAAATTTATTAGTATTTTATTTTTAAAAAAATTGAAATATATATATCACAATTAAAGTGTATACAATCGCTTATTAACAATCAATCAAATGAACTATACATTATTTAATTATGACCCAAAACAAGGAATGTGTTTGCGGTCAAAAAAGACAATAAACTGTGTAACAAATACGCCTTTATATAAAGACATTCGTGAATATTTATTTGGACATAACGTTATGATTGATCATAAAGATGAATGTTATTCGTATTGTAATAACTGTAAACTAATATTTGGTATGTTTAACTTTTTAGAAAAACATTATAAAGAACTTCGTGGTAAAACAAAAAATACATATGGGCCAAATAATTGGTTACAAATATATATGTTAATTCGTATAAAATTAGAAGAATTTATTGATCATATTAATACTGGTAAAATAAAATGCGAATGTGATATTATGGATAAAACATATGGATATCATGTATATAATAATATAGTTTATATGCAAATATTAGCCGAAAAACCTGAATATCTTGAATATGCCAATTACCAAGGATATGGCCAAAAAAGACGCCGATATAGAATGTATCATAAAAATTTCTTTGTCTATCGTAATAATATTAATCAAGCGGAACAAGATGATTTAATTATTGATAGAGATTTTAAATTAATAACAAGCGAATTGAACCACTGGCTCAATTATTTTAATAAAGACCATCAAACTATAGTTGATGAGAAAAATGCATTACTAAGGTTAAATTTACCATTAAATAAAGATTGTATTACTATTATATTAGGATTTATATAATAATAATTAGAGAATAAATATCATACAAATTATTATAAATTTTTATTTGAAAATAATAATAAAACTAATAATATAAATAATTTATAATATAATACATTTTTTTTATAATGAAGAAAATTAAAATTACAAAATTAAAAAAACAATTAAATAAATTATATGGTGATGGTTATTTAAAAGATAATAATGAAAATAATACATTAAATATAGATGATATATTATCAGCTCTTGAGAATGATGAAAATGAATCTATTATGAATTATACATCAAATGATATATTAGATGAAAAAAATAAACTATTTGATTCATTAAATATTGAAGAAATATTTAAAACAGAATTATTAAACAAATTAACAGAATATAGATTTATTGAAAACCCAAATGATTTAATTGAAGGTAGATATATACGATGGATAAATATAGTGAATCCAGATAATCTTTATTTAACAATTGGTGCAAACATAAAAAATATAAAATATAATGAAACTAATGAAAATGATATAATTATTACGTGTATTAAAATCAATAATAGTAGTTATAAAGGGTGTAATTTCCGTAAAATTAAATTTGATAATAATTTAATATTTCAAAGATTAACTGATCAAGAATTAATGCTTTTATATGTTATTGATAAAATAGAAAATTAGTAAACAAACTAATTTGGAAACAAACTAATTTGGGAATAAATTAATTATAATCAAAATTGAAGTAAATTAATATAAATAATATTATAACATTACTCACACTTTAATATACATTAAAATGTCAAATAATAAATTAAAAAAAATAAAATATAAAATTATAAATGAATTAGTAGATATGATGAATATATTGAATATATCAGATAACACTAAAAAATCTAATGTAGAAAAAAAAGATAATACAAATAAACAAACTAAAGTAAAAAAATATATTATTAATTATACAGATAATGATAAGATAAATATTAATTCTAATAATTCAAAAATACATTTTATTAAAAATGAAATATATAAAAATAAAATACTAAATAATAATGTTATTGATGTATGTAATAATTTAGTTAATAATTTAAATAATAATGTATTAACAGAGGATTTGGGTAAAATATTTGAGAAAGCAATTTGCCTATTGTATGAGATTGAATATATCGGTAAATATAAATATAGTAATGATGATGCTATGTCTCTTAAAAATAGAATCAGTAAATTAAGAGACGTATTTCCATATCAAATAAAACATATAGCGAATAATGGAAATAAATATGATTTTGTTACATTAACTGAAAATAATATTTATTTAAGTGCTAAAACTACAAAAAAGGATCGTAAAGTTTGTCCTCAAGTTATTGGACAACCAAGTAAAAAAAAGTTTTGTGATTTTTTCGATATAGACAAAACGTATAGTTTGGAACAAATAAAAAAATATATTGAAAATAATGTTGACAATTTATTAAAAATTTATGAATTACATACATTTGATTGTCCAATCATTTATTATAATAAATATAAAAATTCGCTATTATTTATAAAATTAATAACTCCAATAACTTGGAATTATAATACTATTACATTTAGTCATATTAATAATAATAAATTATGGAATGAAAGTTCGAGTATATATATAAATAAAATTAATATTGGTGAATTTCAAATACATAATCATAGGGATTGTATTAAATTTCGTTGGTCATTTGAAAATATCTTAGATATGTTTAAATGTAATTTTGATATTATTGAATTATAATATTACAAAATTTCAAGTATCTTATCATAATATTCTTTTGATATTTCACAACCCTTAAATTTTCTTTTAGTATTTTTACACGCGATCGCTGTTGTTCCTCCTCCCAAAAACGTGTCTAATACTATATCATTTTCATTAGAATGTTTATTAATTAATGTTTCAAATAACGGTAAACTTTTTTGTGTAGGATGAAACCTATTTTTTCCACCCTGTAATGGAAATTCATAAATACCCTTATCATATGAACTATTAAATGTAGGGTTTCCTCCTTTAACTCCACTTAGTGCAATCTCTCTACAATTAGTCAAATAATTTACTTTACTATTTAATGGTTGTGGATTTGTTTTAATCCATTCAATAAATCTAATTTGTTTAAAATTATATTTTTCTAAAATATTTTTTAAATTAGTAATTTTCCATAAATCAAAGAATATAATAAGTGTACCTCCTTTTTTTAATTTTTTATAATATTGGCAAATAAATTCGTCAAGTATTTCGATTGTAAAATCACTATCCCATTCACCATAATCAGTTTTAACACAATATTTTTTTCCATAAATAGTACCATATTTAATATAATTATCTTTATTTTTATCATCAGAAATATGATGATTTAATTTATATGTTTCCCATTCTTCATTTGTTTTAACCTGTGTTATATCATTCTCTTCATTATATTTAACTGTATTATAATGTATATCCATACCTGTTTCTTTAGAAATAATATATGGAGGGTCTGTCAGTATTAAATCAACTGAATTATTCTCTATTGTTTTTAAATAGCTTAACCCATCTATATTTTTTATATCAATATCAATTACTGTTTCTTTAATATTTTCTGCAACATTATCAATATTATCAATATTATCAATATTATCAATATTAATTGTAAGATTTGACATTTTATTTATTAATGTTATTAATTCATTTTTATTTTTAGATTTACATTTATTAATACCCAACTCATTACATTTAACTACGAGTTCTTGTTTAGATAATTTATTTAATTCCATTATTACAGTAATAACACAATAATATTTTAAATAGATGTTTTATATTAAATATATATAACAATATTTAATTCAATTTTAATTATTATTTTACTCTTTTTATAATACGAATAGTTGTTCCTTTCTTTGGAAGTAATTTATTCTTTTTTTTACATGTAAATCTAAAAGTTTTAATACCTTTTTTATGTAAAACAGATGTTTTGCATAAAGCAATTGCTCTAGGTTCATTTTTAACAGATTTATTAACTTTTTTAATACACTTGCATAATTTTTTAGCTAAAATATCTTCAGCGATTGTTTTAATCTGATTTTTATTTTTTGTTTTTGTTGATATATTATAATAGTTTAATATGTTCAAATAATCATTTTTTGTTAATTTGTTCATAATAAATTAATATACCCTTATATTATAAATTTTTTAATGATAAAATATAAATTAAAATATAAATTAAAATATAAAATATAAAATATAATTTATATCTTAAACTATTATAAATAAATAAATATGGATAAAACAGTTGTTTGTTGTTTAATCGTAAGAGATTCTGATAAAAATTTACAAAGTATATTTGATAATTTAACTAAATTAAGTTGTTATATTTTAAGATTTAATGTTATTTTCATATATGATAATTGTAATGATAATACCGAAAAAATGTTATATAATTATAAATTAAATTGTTTTTATCCAGTATATGTAGTTCATAATTTATATAATATAAGTACATTTAAAACGGTTCGTCTTGCTAATGCAAGAAATAAATATTTATATATCATTTATAATTTAATAAAAAATGTGGATTTTCATATTGTTATTGATGTAACTAATATAAATTGCTTTAATTGGAATCATGAATTAATAATATCATATTTAAATAATGATAATGATAATTGGGATTGTTTAACATTTAATCGTCGTAATTATTGTATAGATGTATCTTCATTAATGTATGATAAATATAAACATAATTTGTATGATTTTGGCGATAATTCTTTAAAAATTATTAATCATGTAAAAAATAAATTAAATGATATCTTAAATGATAAATTAAATGATAAATTAAATGATAAATTAAATGATAAATTAAATGATAAATTATTAGAATGTTTATCATCATTTAATGGTATTGCAATATACAGAACATCAAAATTTTATGATATATACTATAGTGGTTATCAAAAAAATTTAGATTTATTTATAACAGAGGACGATAAAGAAACTATGATAAAAGTATTACAGGATGAATTAAATGATGAAAGTATTTCAATACAAAATACAAAAATAGAAATATGCGAACATATTTATTATCATTTAAAAAGTATAAATAAATATAATGCAAAAATTAGAATTTCGTGTGAGTATTTTGATTAACTAATATTATGCTATTATTATATATTCCATATTGCAATATATTATATTATTATATATTACAATATATCGTATTTATTCTCATCTAATGGCATATAACAAAATAGTAGTATTTGATTTAGATGAGACACTTGGATATTTCGTAGAACTTGGGATACTTATTGATGTAATAGAAGAAATATTTAAGATTGATATGGATGAAAATTTATTTAATGAAATATTAGATTTATATCCTGAATTTCTACGTCCTAATATTATTAAAATACTAAAATATTTAAAGCAAAGAAAGCAAATAAATAGTAAAACTTTAGTAATGATTTATACAAATAATCAAGGTCCAAGAAATTGGGTTTATATGATTAAAAATTATTTTGAGAATAAAATAAATTATAAATTATTTGATCAAATAATTAGTGCGTTTAAAGTAAAAGGTGAAATAATAGAAGTATGTAGAACGAGTCATAAAAAATCATATGACGACTTTATACGATGTACAAAATTACCAAAAGATGCAAAAATATGTTTTTTAGATGATTTACAACATGATGAAATGATACACGATAATGTATATTATATTAATTTAAAACCATATATTAATACTATTAATTTTAATGAAATGGTATTGAGACTTGTAAATTCAAAAAAACCATTAATAAACAACTTAATAAATAAATATTCTGATAAAAAAGAGTTAATCAATATTGTTATTAAAAATATGAATAAATATAATTTTAAATTATATAATAAATCAGAAGCAGAGCAAAAAGTCGATGAAATAATTGGAAAAACAATTATTAATCATTTTGATACGTTTTTTAATATAAAATTAAATAAGACTCGTCGTCGACGTTTTAATAATAATAAAACATTAAAAAACCGAGATTAAACTAATTATGTAAATGTGTGAAATGTATAGAATTAGTATTTTATATAAATTATAATAAATTTATATAAATTATATTATCATATTATATTATCATATTATATTATCATATTATATTATATTATCATATATCATTAATCAAGCATTATTGAATCTAATTTACTTGTAACATAGTGTTCATTATAATTATCATTCTGTTTCATTTTATATAAAGATAGTGTCCTAGCACTTGCATCATTAGCTTTAACGAAATTAGGCATCCAAAAATAAGGAATTACATTACTACATTTTGGGAAAAAATTATCAAATAGAGTTCTATAATAAATTTGCTCAGTAGTAGTTGGTTTATTGATTTTTTCATTATCATAATTATTTAATTTAATATCACTTAACGTTAATACTTTTTCATTAATAATTTCATACCATGATTTATTATGACTACTAACGCCATCACTAAAAGCTTCTTTTGTTCTCCATAGAACTTCAGAAGGTAATAAGTCTGGATCACAAAATTCAACAGATTTTCTTAAAAGCCATTTTTCAATATTATCAGGATGATATCTATATTGAAGAGGAATAGACAAATAAGTTTGAACAAATCCTGAATCTAAAAATGGTGTTCTTGGTTCAAGACCATTTGACGATATAGATTTATCGGATCTCAAAACATCAAAATAATGAATATTACTCAACAAACGCTTGCATTCTTTATCAAATGATAAAGCATCTGGACACGCGTGAAAATACAAATATCCACCGGTCAATTCATCGCTTCCATCTCCATTAAAAATAACCTTTGCATCACTATGTTGAGAAATGTATTTAGATATTAGATAATTTCCAACACTTGCTCGAACACTTGTAGTATCATAGCTCTCTATTTTATAAATTACTTCTGGAATAATATTAAAAAATTCTTCTTCAGATACAATAATTTCTTTATGATTAGAACCAATATGATTAGCAACAATACGAGCATATTTAAGATCTTCACCGTCAGGCAATCCAATTGAATATGTTTCCAATTTTCCAGTATACATTTTAGAAACGAGTGCTGCAATTAAACTACTGTCTAGTCCACCTGATAATAAACAAGCAATTTGTCTATCAGTTGTACCAATAACACGTTTTTTAACAGAACTGCACAAAGCATCATATACTCTATTAAATATCTGATTAATATCATACGTATCTGTCAAATAATTATCGATCATAGGAAAATTACTATATGATTTTGCATATGTTTCAAAATAATAAGATGATAAAATATGACACTTTTTTGATAATTTAGAATAAGTTCCGGGTGGGTATTGTTCAATTTTAAAATTATATATATTATTGCTCATTAATGCTAATGATTGATTATTAAATATATCTTCAGAGTAAACAAGTTCATTTTTAATAGTATCATTATTTTCACTAGTAACATTATTTTTTAAAGTCAAAATTGCATTTAATGATTTTAAATCGGATGCAAAACCAATAATGTTATCACTAGTTTTGGTTCGTTTAATGAATTCGTTATGATTAAAATATTCAATATTGCTTGATTTATCAGTTTGTAAAACAAATAAAGGTCTTACACCATATGAATCTCTTGCAATATATATAGGTGGTTCAACAGATATATTAGAATTATCGAATAAAATGAAACTAAAATAACCGTCCAACATTTTAAGAGTATATTCAATTCCAAACCGTTCATACATATGAATAATTACCTCGCAATCTGAATTTGTAGTAGGTATTACGTTCAACATAGCATAAAGTTCTTTAAAATTATAAATTTCTCCATTACAAATTAATGTAATATTTTTAATTGTCATAGGTTGATTTGAAATGCTATTTAACCCATTAATAGCCAATCGATGAAATCCAAATACAGCTTTTTCATTTACATTTTTTAATTCAGAATATTCAGGGCCTCTGTTTTCTCCTAGTTGAAACGAGTAATTAATAACATTTTTATCAATTGAATTTGTATTATTGAGTAAAGCGAATATTCCACACATTTATTATTTTATATAATATGTTAACTATATAGAAAATATGTTATTATATTATAACCTATTATCTTTAGATATATTTCAATAATAAATTATATTATAATCAATATAATATATAATATATATTTAATATATATTTAGTATAATGAGTAATAGTTCATATTTAAAATTTAATTCTTCAGATGTAAAAAACGAAGTGTTTTTTTGTAATACTGTAAAAAGGGATGAATTAAATGAGAGAATAACTGAAAGATATTTTCCATCATCAACATTACAATCACAAATGAGTATGAGACCTGTATCTACAAAATATTCATTAATGCCTATAATGGATCAAAGAATGGAGCCTAGTGTACCAATTGTTGTAACATCATCATTTAATGTCGGAAAAACATTTAATCCTGGTACTAGACAAGCACCGTGGGATGGATATGCTACAAATGTTGATGTAGAAACTATTTTAAGAAATCAAACATTTGCTCTTCAAAAAGCCGATAATTCTTATTATATACCATCTAGTAATAGTGATTTATATAATGTAACGGCCGTTGGAAGATATGAAGAACAAACACATATTGGGTTATTTGAAAAAGCAGAATTATCCAGATTTAATCCAAATAAAATAAATATAGCTAATGATATGTTTAATAATTCAACTAGACAGCAAACTAAAGCAATTAATGATAAATTTAATTAAATATGTAATTTTTATATGAATAAAATATAATTATAATTTATTCATATATATTTATAAGGTATAATTTATATATGGATAATACAGATACTAATAAAGATAGTATAACAAATGTTATAAACAATAATATTATAATTAATGATATTATTAATGATATTATTAATAATAAAATAGACAATAATTCATCAGATAATGATATAACAGATAATATAGATAACAAATTTATTGAAAATATTAAATTAAATACTACTATAAATAAAGAAGATATAGTTAATGATATTAATAAAAATAAAATATTAGTAGAATTTAAAAATAATATTGATTTATTAACATTAGAATATTTTTCAAAACAAAAATCTTATAATAGATATTTCAAAAATAGTGAAACAAATAATTTAAATATTAGTAGTAAAAATGATAAAAAATTTTATAAAAAACGAATTATAAATGAAACAAAAAAAATGATTAAGAATGAGTTTGAAAATGAATTATTGAGAGATAATTTTAATAAATATATTTCCTCTTTAATATCTTATTTTAAATTTAAAGATAAAACAGATATTTTACAAGAAGAATATAAAGAAGAAATAAAAATTGATAGAGAAATATATCGGATACCCGAAAAATATGATAATGATAATGATACTGGTACTGATTGCGATGATGATGGTGACGATGAAATTGATAATATAATAAATTGTCAAGATTTGAAATATAATAATTCAATTAATGATTTATTTTTTAATTTTAATAAAAAAGAGTTTAATAAAAAGGTAACATTAGATAATTTTGTAATATCAAATATAAATAATAATATAAATAACGAAAATACTAAAAACAATAATTTAAATTCATTTCCTTTACAAAAAAAAATAGATTTAAGAGAACCATCATTAAAAACAAAAGGCATTAAATCAAAAAATAAAGAAAAAGAAATAAATACTAATATTATAGAATAAAATGAAAAAAAATAAAGTAGTAAGAAATAATATACTACATTATTCTAGGAAATTTAAAAATAAAACTAAAATAAATAATACAATACGTAAAATAAAAAATAATAAACATTTTAAAATAAAAAATAGTATAAGACGACGTAAAACAAAAGTCAGTAGAAAATCTAATAGAAAAAGTTATAAATTAAAAATTGGTGGTGGTATAACTACTAATTTCTCTCAACAAAATAAAAATAGAAATAAAGAAGTAAAAAATAAAAAAAATAGTTTTAAAAGATTAAATTGTTCTCCAAAAATAGGAGCAGGACAAATTGAAAGAGAGAAATATAAAAATTTATCTAATAAAATAGATGATTATACTTGTTATTCAAATTCATCATTAATATATTTAAAAAAATATTGGAATCAACGACATCCAGATTTAATAATTAATACAAATAATCCAAAAAAGATTTGGGATTTATTACGATATTATATGAAAGATGTATGTGATAGAGAATCTTGTTGGTTAAAACAGAATTTTATAAAAAATAATTTAAATAGAGATTTATCACTCTTTACATTTGCTCCAGAATCTCCTTTTACATGGAAAAAAAATAAAAACCAGTGGTTAACTAGTTTAGATATTGATAAAGTAATGAAACAATATGAAGAAATGTATAAATGTTTTGAATTTATTGGACCATCGCCAATTGATTTTGATAGTCATCAAAAATATAGTGAATGTGTTTGGGAAGAATTATGTAAATTTGATTTAAAAGATTATATAGATAGAGGTAAGACGAAGATAGGTATTATTTTTAATACAGACCCACATTATAAAGAAGGTTCACATTGGATTTCATTATTTATTAATATTAAAGATAAATATATATTTTACTTCGATAGTAATGGTGATAAAGTACCAGATGAAGTTAAAAAACTTATAGATAGAATTAATTCTCAATCAATACAGTTAGGTATTCATTTTAATATAATGGATAATCAAAATATTGAGCATCAACGTAGTAATACAGAATGTGGTATGTATTCTTTATATTTTATAATACAATTATTAACTGAAAATAAAAGGCCAGAATATTTTTTAAAAGAGAGAATCCCAGATGAAGAAATGGAAAAGTTAAGAAATAAGTATTTTAATAATGACTTATAAAATTATTTATTTATTTATAAAAGTATTTATAAATAAACAACGTATGAAATCTAAGTTAAAATTATAAATAATGTCTAATTTTATTAATAATACAAATAAAAACCAATTATTACAAATATTGATAAATAATAATAATTTGAAAGACAATCAAACTATTAATGAAGACTATATAAAAACTATATTAATTACATCAATGAATGAAATTGTAAATAAATATACTATTAATACATCAAATAATCTTACATATGAACAAGTTTTACAATTGAATAAACAAGTATTATTATTATCTAAAAATAAATTTTCATTATATGATTTTAAAGAAAATCAAAATAATGAAAATAACATTACATCTAATACTATACAAAATCAGGTAATTAATAAACAAAATAATGATAAAGATAATTATTTAATACAAAATACAACTAGGTCTGATATTTCAAATATAAAACAAAAACACTTTGAAGATAAATTATTACAAAAACAGAAGGAGTTTGAAAGTTTTAAACCTGTTCCACCAAAAAAAATTTCATTTAATGATGAAATAAATGATAAACAAATTGGGGGTCAAATGGATGTTTTAATTGCTCAAGCAATAGAAATGAGAGAGAAAGAAATGAATAAAATATTCAATAATTCTATGCAACCAATTATGCAACCAATTATGCAAACAACTATGCAAACAACTATGCTTAAAAATAATTATATAGATTCAAATATAAAACATTTAAAAATTGGAGAAGAATTATCGTTCGATGATAATAATATAATTGATTTAAATACTAATAAAAATGAACCACAAGTAAATAAATTATTTACTTTATTTAAAATAAAAAATAATGATACTGAATTATACGATAATAATAATAATAATATAAATAAATTAAATAATATACCGAATACAAATATAAATAATAATGAATTTATAATAAATAATTTAGAAAATTTATCAAATAAATTAGTTTTATTAGATAATAAAATTGATAAATTAGATAATATTATAAATAATAATAAATTCAATAATAATTATGATATTTTGAATAGCATTCGTTTAATTATAAGAGAAGAAATAGAAACACTTGTAAATAAATTTAATATTTCAAATATATCTGAAAATACAAATAATGAAAATACAAATAATGAAAATACAAATAATGAAAATACAAATAATGAAAATACAAATAATGAAAATACAAATAATGAAAATACAAATAATGAGTAATTATTTATTATAATAACTAATTATTTATTATAATAACTAAATATTATAATATGAAAAATGAAAACCGAGTAATAGAATATGAAGAACTAACACCTTATATATTATGTAATATTGCAAAATTATCATATTTTGATGAAAATAAATTTAAAAATTCTATACACGAATATTCAAGACCATCTGAAATTAACTTTTATGATGGAGCAATACATGAAGATTCAGATGCTCAAATGTATACTTTAGTATATCCAGATAAAATTATATTTTCTATTAGAGGTACATCATATTTACAAGATAGGCTAATTGATATAAATATACGAAAAACATTATTTCAGGATATTCAATATACATTACAAAGTAAAAATAAAAAAATAAAAGTTCATAAAGGATTTTTATCTCAATTCAATATAGTTAAATTTAGAATAATATCATATATATTTTCAGCAATGTGGGGAAATAAATGTTATAATCCAATAACAAATAAAATTCATGTTATTTTTACATCACATAGTTTGGGAAGTGCAATATCTACATTAGCGTCTACATTATTGAAATGTCATTTTGGTGATAAATTATTTGTTGAAAATTGGACTTTTGGATGTCCACTTGTTGGAAATAGTAATTTTATGAATTATTATAATAATAATATAGACGTATGTATGCGATACATATATGAGGATGATATAGTTACAAAAATACCAAGAATTGGATTCAAAAACTTTACTAATTATATAAAATTGAAAAACAGAGAAAAACCATTAAAACCCCACAAAATAACAAAATGTTGTTTTATGACTATTAAATCAATAAAGAATATATTTGGTGATATAAACGACCATTATATAGATAATTATATTAGAGCATTAAATATTGATAAAAATATATCAAATATTAAACATGTAAATTTCAAAGATATTCTTGATAATATTGAAAATAATAATAATAATGAAGTTAATATAGAACTTAATAAAATAGATAATATTCCATCTGTTGTTATAGAAAAAAATGACAATATTATAGAGAATAATAATGAAACTATAGAGAGAAAATTAGAAACAGAAAACACAGAAAATAATAAAAAAACAGAAAAAACAGAAAGAGATTATGATAGTGAATGTATAAATAAAGAATGTGTAATGAGATTTTTCTCTGTTATAATATAATTTTATATCCACTTTACAATTAATTTAACTTTTCCTAATTTATCTGTAACTTTTTCAATTCTTCCTAATAAAATAGGATTTTTCAATTTATAACTATTATAATCATATATTTCATTTGTAAGTTTATTAATGACATATTGTTTGCCTTGTATAAAAATTTCTTGAGCTTTCCATGTAACTTCTTGTTTATTAAGCATAGCTTCTGTATCAAACGATTCATTATTTATAGATGGTGTAATTGCATAGCTATCTTTATTGGGGCTACCAAATGAAAAACATCTAAGTTGTTCTTTACCACTGGTATTTATAGTACAATCAATTGATGCTTCTTTTAATGATAATAATAAATTAGATGAAATATTTTCTTTAATTACAGATATTTCATATAATGATTCATCACTTGTTATAACTTTACTTGTATCAATCTTACTTCTATCTTTTAATTTTAATTCAATTGCTAAATCACCTGTTAATTGTTCTACTGTAAATGTCATTAAATATAAAAATACTTCAACTGTTTGTAATTCAATTGGTAAATCTTTGTGACTGCATATACGTCTAGCTCTACCAATAACTTGTTCTATTCTAACAGGATGCCAATATGATTCCATTAAATGTACAAATCTTACATTTTTTAAATCTATACCTTCAGCACCAGATGCTGAAATAATAAGTACTTTAATAATAGCACCATATAAATTATTATTAGATATGCTTTGAATATATCTTGCTAAATTGGATGGTACAAATTTAATATTATTATTAAATATATTTCTTATTATTTCTTTTTCTTCAGATGTTTCTGTACCAGTATAAAGAGCAAACATCGGCTTTGCTCTATCTTCTTCTTTAATATCAATATTCCAAATACCAGCTTCGTTTTTTCTTATTTTAAACTGTGTATATCCATTATGTTCTAATACTAATTTAAAAATACCGATTCCTTCCATAGTTCTAAATTGTGAATAAATCAAATGTAATCCTCTTTTTTCAGGGTCATTTATTTTTTCTAAAATAGATAAAAATTTGGGGCTATATGTTTGTAATGCTTCATCTGATAATGCGGTCTCTCTATTAACCCATAAACGATCAAGTGCTTCTTGTATTCTAGGACCATATGTAACATCTATTTTACCTCTAACATCAATTCTTTGCTCATCATCTGCCTCATATTTTCCATCTACATCATTTATTATTCTTTCGCTTGGACTATATGCTTCTATATCATCTTCATTAATTCCTTTTTCAATAGCTTCATTTAATCCGTCTTGTGCATTTCTTCCAACATTAGGTAGTGGTCTTTCTATTGTTTCAGGGAATACAAAATTGCAAAACAATCGAGAGAAAATTCTATATGTAGAAGATATAGATTCATCATAAATATCACTCTTTTTCTTTTTATATTTTGTTGCATTTTTTAATTCTTCTTGTCTTTCTTTTGAACGGGCATTTTCATAAATTGAAAATTGATAATCACTCATAGGTATTTTAACTAGATTAAAATCACGATGTTTATTATATTTTGGCATAAGTTTATCAATATCACTAAAATAAGATACTAATCCTAATATTCTTCTTTTAAATAGCTCCATGTTTTTCAAACTTCCATCTGTATTTATAAAATATTGTTTAAATTGATCGATGTTATCAGGTAATGTTTTATATTCTTCAATTTGAACTCCATTTGGTGCAATATTAATATTTTCATCTTTTAATACATTAGTTATATTTCTCAAAAAATCATCATCTGAAATATCACCAGCTTCATTAGAATATTGTACACCATTATATTCTTCTCGATCATATGTATTATAAAATCCAAATGGATTTCTAGTTATAATTAATGTAGTAGATGATGATTTATATTCAATATAATCTAATAATTTTTTAGTTCTATTTTTACTTTTAAATAATCTATATAGTGTTTCTTGTGAAACCTTTTTATCAGATTCAACAACTAATTTAATACTCCAAGTTTTAATTTTTCCGCGTAGCATATTAAATAAAATTCCAAGTTCATTTGGATAATTTATCATAGGTGTACCTGTTAATAAAATAATTTTAGCATTTTTTGCTTCCATAATATAATTATAAAGTCTAGTTGATAAAAACAAATCTTTTTTATTTATTTTATTTACAATACGACTTACAAAATTATGTGCTTCATCAATAATAACAACTTTATTATCAAATGGATTTATACTGAAATTTTCAGTCATTGAAGCTAACGTATCATTTCTTATACCATTATAATTAATAAAGCTATACTTATATCTTATCATTTCTGTTAGTTGGTCATCTAATTGTTTTTTCTCTTGTGTATTTAATTGTTCATAATTAGAGCTCTTTTTAACATTCATAAACCAAGCCCCATTATTTTTGGTTATATATGTATCGGGTAATGATAATAAAAATGATAATTGTCTAGTTAGCTCTGTAGTATTTGTTGTAGAATCAAGTGTTATAAATTCCCAAAATTGATTTTTCTTATAAATATCATCACCGCATTTTTTCAAAGATTCAATATAATTCATTCTTAATGATGCTGGTGTCATAACAATAATTTGTTTTTGTGTTTTAATACCTTCTGCAATAGCTATGGAAGAGCAAGTTTTCCCTGAGCCTAATCCATGATATAATAATAAACCTCTATATGGTGTGTAAATATTTATATAGTCTCTAATTAATTTTTGATGTGTTAATAAATCAAATTGATTTCCATCTTTTTCATCGCAAGAGAATGTTAATTTATCATTTTCAAATTGTTCTCTATAAGGTTCAAATAAAGATGTTATAAAGTTAACAAATATTTGTCGATTTGACATATAATATGATGATGCTCTAATTAATATTTTTTGTTTTTCTTTTGGTATTCTTTCGCTAAATGATGTATCACCTATTTCTAATATAGTTAATGGTCCTCTCTCTATAACTTCTCCTTTTGGTTTTTTAACTCCTGTTCTTTTTAATTTAATAGTTATTTTCTCCGAAGGTTCAACCGGTTCTTCTCCTCTTTCTTGCGTTTTTTTTAATAATAATGTTTTTAATAAATCTTCTTTTTCTTCTGTTCCCTGTGGAATTTTAGTTTCTTCTTTTGCTTGTGTTTCTTCTTCTTCTTCTTTTGCTTCTTTTATTGTAAATCTAGTTTTTAATTTTCTAGTTTGTTTAGTTGATTTACTTTCTAAATCAGAATCTTTTGCGCGTTTAGTTTTAATTTTAAATGTGACTTTTGGTTCTGCAATTTCTGTTGGTTCTTTGTTTTCGACTTCGACTTCGACCTTTGCCTCGGTGTCTAATTGAGATTGTTTTTCTTTTTCTTCTCGTTCCAAATCCAATAATTTAGATAAAGTTACGCCTTCCTTTTCTTCTTCATATCCTACATCTACCTCTCTTTGTGATAATGATTTTGTCTCTGACTTTTGAACTGCTAATCTAGATTTAATTCTCTCTAATATTGCATTTCTATCAATATCAGCATCATCCCTCTTATCAACTATTTTTGTTTTAATAACAACTTCTTCTTTTTTTGTAGCTGTAGGTATAATAATTTCAACAGTTTCTTTCTTTTTTGGAACTGGTTTAACTTTTAATTTAGCTAAAAGTCCAGATGACATATATAAAATCTAAACATAAAAGTTTATAAAATTAACTCTTTATATTTGTAATAATATAGAATTTATAAATTATTACAAAAACATAAACAATAACTCTATCAAATAAATGAATTTGTTGCTTTAACTAAGTATTTAATATTTTCTGGTTCAAATTGAGAATGCCCAGATATTGTAGGATATAGTTTAGAATTAGGTAATAATTTATGTAATTTATAAGCGTTTTCATATGGACATACTAAATCATACATACCTTGTACAATTATAATTGGTTTGTCTTTTATTTTATCCAAATTAGATTTATTAGTTAAATAACCTTTCTTTAAAAAACACAAATTAGAAAAATAGTGATGCTCTATTTTTGATAGTGCAATATATTTTTTATTTTTTTTCAAATCTTTTAAAATTGTATTAATACTTTCTTGCTTTAAATTAGAATTCATAGATTCCCAAACAGACCAAGATAAAAGGCAATCATCTTTTAATTTATCTCCAAAATCACCTTTGAAACATTTCTCATATGATTTCATATAAGTATTTTCTTTATTTTCATCAGGTATTGTACTTGAATACATATCCCATCCATATGGATTAAATATTTGTAAACCTTCACCTTCTGTAACCCAGTCAATTTCTTTTTTTGTTCCTAAAAATACACCTCTAATTATTATTTCTGTCACTCTATTTGGATAATTTATTGCATATACTAAAGATAATGTTGACCCCCAAGAACCACCAAATACCATCCATTCATCAATTCCAAGATTTTCTCTCACCTTTTCAAAATCAGATATTAGATCCCAAGTTGTATTTTCTCTTAATTCACCAGATGGTGTACTTTTACCAGAACCTCTTTGATCAACTAATATAATATAATATTTTGCTGGATTAAAAAATCTAGATGAATTATTACTTGTTCCAGCGCCTGGACCGCCATGTACATATAATACAGGTTTTCCATATTTATTACCATATGTATAATATGCAATTGTATGTAAATCAGATACTTTTAATTTATATGTTTTAAATGGTTTTATTGATTTATATAATTTAGTAGTTGATAAATTTATAAAATCATTATATGATTTAATTATATTTGAATCAGAATTCATATCTGATTTTAATTTCATTTCTAATCCAACATATTTTTCTTTTGATTTTTTACTTTTATTATTACTATTATCATTTTTATTATCATTTTTATTATTAATTGATTTATTTTTACCGCTTGATTTTTTATTAATAATTGTATTATAACTTAATACCATATTAGCTAAATTACTCATATATAAATAATGAATAATAAATTTATTATTAGTCATTATTTATTTATTATTACAAAAATATTGTAAAAATATTAAATTTAGAGATTAGAATTTATAATTTTTTGAATAGCATCATAACAAGCTGATTGTTCAGCTTTTTTCTTTATTTTATGTGTAGATTTAGATAAAAATATAAACAAAGAACCTCTTTCAATATATAAATCTTGTATTTTTTGAAAAGAATTTATATCATTATAATCTATCGCATCTGAAAGTTTAAATTCGTGTAATGATTTACCTAATGTAACATAAACACCCATTTCATATCCAAAATCACTTCTAGATAACTCAATATAATCAGGTGTTGTTTTAAATTCTTTTTGTATTTTAACTTGTAAAATATTTTTATAATTATCATCTGTTTTAATTAATTCAATCCAATCAACGTGTGTTTCATATATCTTTTCTAAAAAGATTTGACACATTTGAAATCCTGGACCACAAATAAATACATTTTTAAACCATCCTTCTTCATCATTAACATCAATCTTATTAAAATCTAAAAATAATGCTCCTAAGAATGCTTCAAATAAACAACCTAATTTTTTTAAATTATTCCTTGTATTTTTTTCCTCTGCGTGTCTAGATATAATAAACCATTTATTTAAACGCATTTGTAATGCCAGTTTACCAATATGTTCATTTTTAACAAGTGCAATTTTTTTCTCTGTCATAAATCCTTCATCTGCTTTTGGAAAACGTCGATATAAATAATATTTTGTAATACACTCTAATACTCCATCACCTATAAATTCTAAACGTTCATTTGATTTTGTTTTAAGTGACAAACAATTCTCTGGTTTATCTGTTATTACAATATTAGACTCAATATTTTCAGCATTAGGTCTTCGTGTATATGAAACATGAACAAATGCTCTTTTATATAAGTTTAAATTATGTGGTTTTGAATAAATACCATATCTAGTTAAAATCGATTGAACATCTTCCATAGTAATTTCTTGATTTGAAGGATTATATGGATTAAATACTAATTCATTACTATCATCATCATCAATATTTTTATTAATATTATCGATATTATCAATATTATTAATATTACCAATATTATCATTATATTTATTATTACCAATATTATCATTATATTTATTATATGATTCTTCATTACAATTATCAGACGAATAATCAAAAGTCATTTTATAAAAATTAATTTCAATAAATTGATAATATAGTTCTTATAATAAATGTAAGTATAAATTTAAATTGTTTATACTTATTATTATTATTTAAGTTTTACATAAAATAAAATACACAACTAATAAAAATATATAAATATATAAATATATAAATATATTCATCTAGTAGATATATATATTCAGCTAGAAATATATTTCATCTAGTAAATATATTCATCTAATAAATGATTATTAAAATTGATTTTAGAGAGAAAGAATTAATAAAAATAATTAATGATTTACTTAAAAAAAAGTATAATAATTGTAAAGTTAATATTATTTCAGAAAATTTACCATTAGGTGATATTATAATATGTGATGATGATGATATAAAAGAGTATGTAATTATTGAAAGAAAAACACTAAACGATTTATCTAGTAGTATTAAAGATGGAAGGTATAATGAACAGTCATTTAGATTAAACGAATGTAATATTCATAATCATAATATAATTTATCTTATTGAAGGTGATAATGATATTTATAATTTATCTTCAAATTCAAAATATACACCAATTAAAACATTATTGTCAAGTATGATATCTATAATATATTATAAGGGTTTCTCTCTATATAAAAGTAAAAATCTATCAGAATCAGCTGATTTTATTATATGTTTTGCTGATAAATTAGAAAGAGAGAAAAACAATAAAATATCTTTTTATAATAATATATCAAATAAAGAATCAATTCAACAATCAAGCCAACTAGTAAATGAAGAAAATAATAAAACAAATGCAGAAATAACTACAACAAATACAACAAATACAAATGAAGTTGATAATAATAAAAATTACTGTGAAGCAATTAAACGTAATAAAAAAAATAATATTACAATTGATAATATTGGGGAAATAATATTGTCTCAAATACCAAATGTAAGTGCACAAACGGCAATTGCAGTTATGAAACGGTTCGGAAATATTAAAAATTTAATAGATTCTTTAACACAAAATGTTGATTTAAGTGATATATATGTTAATAATCGTCGTATTAGCAAAACATCAATATCTAATATTTATAAATATTTATTGCAAAAAGATAATGATATAATCATAAAAACAGAATAATATATTTAATTTTCTACTATACTTTGTTTATAAGGATTCATTTTATATCTCTCATCTATAAACGATTGAGTAATGTGTGGTCCACCCCAATTTGGGTCCATAGGATTTGGGCTAGAACTACCACTTTCATTGAACATTTTATCGAGAGGTGTTATAACACCAATATATTGGTTATTTGGATCAAATCCATCATAATTATCTGATTTAAAATAAGGAGGTTGTTTTGATGCATCATTTAAATTTATCTCTCTTGGTTGTTCATCTGGTAATGGTAAACTATTTATATTTCCATCGCTACTTACGTTATTATTGTTATTACTATTGCTATTTCCATTATTATTAAAAATATTATTATTAGAACTATAAGTAGTATTATTACCACGATTCATAGCATAATTATTAAAAGATTCGTGAGGTAATCCACCTTGTAAATCAACTGGGGATGGTCTTGCAATAAATGATGGTTTACCTTGTGTATCATATGTATTTTGCAAAAATAAAATAGGACAATTTATATTTTTACTTTTTTGTAATTCTAAAAACTTAACATATTCGTCTAAATTATTAAATATAAGTGGATTAACACCAGGTATTTTTTTTATTTTTGAATTATATAAATAATATTTATTTTCTTCTTGCATAAGAATATTTGGACACTGGTTTAGTAAATTATTATCTGAATTACTAAACCTTTCTCTCTGTTTGTTTTTATTCATAAATGAATTATTTAATAAAAATAATTGTCCAAGAACAACCATAAATATTATAATTAATAAAGTAAAAGTATCCATTAATATTTTATATATAAATTACACAGAATTATAATTATTATATAATATTTATGTATAAATAACTATTTAATGAAAGTTGTTTCGATTGGTCCAAATGATTCTAGTAAGTTTGATAATGAATTATCAATTAGACCAGCATTTGTCAAATTTTATCATCCTACATGTATTCACTGTCAAAATATGAAAGAAGCTTGGGATAGTTTAGGTGAAGTAATGATGAATGATGATAGAGATATGTCTATAATTGAGGTACATGCTGATTCCATTGGAGATATAAAAGCTAATGTAGCTAAAAATGTTAATGGTTATCCAACTGTAATGATGGTGTATAAAGATGGTAATAAATTTAAGAATTATGAAGGGGGCCGTTCAGTTAGTGATATGAAAAAATTTATTAATGATAATTTTAAAGAAACAAATAGTATGAGTGGTGGTTCTAAAAAAAGATATAAATCTAAAGCTAGAAAGAGTAAAAGTAAATTGAGAAAATCTAAAGCTAGAAAGAGCAAAAGTAAATCTAGAAAATCTAAATCTAGAAAATCTAAGTCTAGAAAATCTAAATCTAGAAAATAAAATTATTATGTGTTAAAATTATAAATAAATATAAAGTATTTATAATTTAATTAGATTTATTATTTAATTTTATTATTTAACACACATAGAATATAGTAAACGATTATTAAAATACAATAAAAATGGTCCAAAAAGTGATACAACTAATGATAGCAAATTAGTTTTTCCTTTTAGAAGGTTAGCGACAGAATCGACTAGTGCTAGTAAAAAAAATATGAAAGCAATTATGGATAACCAATAAAAATAAGAGCAATATTCTCTACCAAGAGGATTGAAATATCCAGAAAAATATGTCATTTTATATTCTATATAAATAAAAAAAAATATATTTTTGTAAAAATATTGTACTAAAGAATTGTAATTGTTATTATAATAATATTTAATTTAATCATTATAAAATTGAATTAAATATTATTATATATATTTAATCATATTTAATCTAAAAATAGTATATTGTCTAAACAATAAAAGATTATGGAATTAAATTATAGACTTTTAGAATTTAACATTTTTGATAAATCAAACAAATCTAAAAAAACATATATACCTGGAGAAGAATCAAGAGATGAAAAGGTTTTTATGATTCAAATGTTTGGAATTAATGAAACAGGTAAAACGTGCTCTATTTTTGTAGAAGGTTATGAACCATTCTTTTATGTTTCAGTTCCTTTTAATTGGGAAGAGTCAAATATGAATGAATTTATCGGGCATATATCTGAAAAATTAGGTTCTTATTATGATGGAACACTATCAGCAACATTAATAAAACAAAAAAAACTATATGGTTTTGATGGAGGTAAATTACACAATTTTATATGTATTAAATTCAAAAATGAATCAATTATGAAAAAAACAGCAAATATTTGGTATGAAATTAAAATAGGTCGTAACACATATAGTAAATTATTAATACCAAATGGTTATGATTATAATGGTGAATATATACAACTATATGAATCAAATATACCACCACTATTAAGAATGTTTCATATAAAAGAAATAACTCCATCTGGTTGGATACAATTGCCAACATCTAAAATTAAAACAATAACTAAAAAATCAACTAAATGTGATTTTGAGTATTTGATTAATTATAATAATATTATTTCACTACCAAATATGGAAGTTAGAGTTCCATATAAAATAGCAAGTTTTGATATAGAAGCAAATAGTAGTCATGGCGATTTTCCATTACCAGAAAAAGACTATAAAAAGATGGCAACTAATATTATTGAATTATATGAAAAATCAGATTATGAATGTGATGAAGGATGGATTGAAAATTTAATATTAACTTCGTTTGGTTATGGTGATATGGATGATGTTGATACAGTATATCCTAAAAAACACCCAAATGAAAATGAATTATTAAATATGATAGATAAGTTACTAAGATTAAAACCGAATAATTTAAATAAAGATAATAATATTGAATATATTAGTCAATCAAGTGAAGATGAAGAAGAAGATGATTTAGATAAGCAAGATGATGGGGTTGCAAGTACTGAAAAAAATATAGAAGAGGAAAATAAATTTGGTATTTTTTGGAAAAAGAATAAAATAGAGCATATTTATAACAATAAAAATGCATCGTTTATTGATATGATAAATGATGAAAAATGCGAAAGGGATACAAAGATGTTTATATTGAAAAAATGTCTTAATTCTGTTTTACCTCCATTAAAAGGTGATGAAGTTACATTTATTGGTACAACATTTATAAAATATGGTGATGAAAAACCATATAGAAATAACTGTTTAGCTGTAGGTAGTTGTGACCAAATTGATAATGCTGATATTCAATCATTTAATAGTGAAAGAGAGTTATTGTTAGCTTGGACAGAATTAATTAATGAAGAGAATCCAGATATAATTATTGGATATAATATATTTGGTTTTGATTATGAGTTTATGTTTAAACGTGCAAAAGAAGTAAATTGTTTAGATGATTTTCTTAAATTATCACGAAATAAAGATGAAATATGTTGTAATCCAAATGATTTTAAAAATAAAAATGAAAGAAAATTGGATGGTAATACTATTATTTTAGCAAGTGGTCAATATGATTTGAAATTTATTAAAATGAGTGGACGTCTACAAATAGATTTATATAATTATTTTAGGCGGGATTATAATTTAACATCATATAAATTAGATTATGTTTCTGGTTATTTTATTGGTGATGTAATTAAAAAAATAGAACACAATAATTCGAACGATAATAATATTACTATAATATATTCAAAAAATCTGACTGGATTAGATGTTGGTTCGTATATTAATTTTGAAGAAATATCACACTCATCTGAATTATATAAAGATGGTAAAAAATTTGAAGTGATTAATGTGAATCATACAGAATATAGTTTTACAATTAAAGGTATTGAAACTCCAGATATGACCAAAATGGTAAAATGGGGTATGGCAAAAGACGATATTACACACCAAGATATTTTTAAACTTACAAAAGAAGGACCAAGAGAAAGGTCAATAATTGCGAAATATTGTATTCAAGATTGCAACTTACTTCACCATTTAATGAGAAAGATTGATGTAATTACTGGATATATTGAAATGGCAAATCTATGTAGTGTACCGATTAGTTATTTAGTTATGAGGGGTCAAGGTATTAAATTATTTAGTTTTATTGCAAAAAAATGTCGCGATTCAAATACATTAATACCTGTTATAGAAAAGAAAAATGATGGTGGATATGAAGGTGCTATTGTATTACCACCAAAATGTGGTTTATATTTAGATGAACCAATTGCGTGCGTAGATTATGGTTCTCTATATCCATCTTCTATGATTAGTGAAAATTTATCACATGATAGTAAAGTATGGACTATTGAATATGATTTAGCAGGTAGAGTTATAAATGAAACAGGAGAAAAAGATGAAAATGGAAATTATATATATGATAATTTGAAAGAATATAAATATGTGGATATTACGTATGATACATATGAATATATAAGACCAAAAGAAACAGCAGCAGCAATTAAAATAAAAGTAGGATCTAAAAAATGTAGATTTGCACAATTTCCAAATGGTGAATATGCTATTATGCCGAAAATTTTAAAAGAACTTCTTGTAGCACGTAAAAATACACGCACACAAGCAGAGTATATCACAATAAAAACACGGGATAGTCTTTATACCGGTTTACCAGTTAAAATAAATAATGATGACTCTAATGAAATTTCAATAATTAAAATAAAAGATAAAGATGGTATTATACATAAAATAAATAAATCTGATATAATTGAAAGTGATGATACATATGATGATTTTATGAAAAATGTATTAGAAAAACGACAATTAGCTATTAAAGTTACTGCTAATTCTTTATATGGACAGTGTGGGGCAAAAACATCTAGCTTTTATGAAAAAGATGTTGCTGCATCAACAACTGCAACTGGAAGGAAATTGTTAACATATGGTAAACGTATTATTGAAGAGGTTTATGGTAATAAAATTTGTGAAACAAAATATGGTAAAGTGCATACACATGCGGAATATATATATGGTGACACCGATAGTATATTTATGTCATTTAAACTTACTAATCCAGAAACTGGAGAGAAAATTATCGGAAAAGAAGCATTAAAACATACAATAGAATTGGCCCAAGAAGCTGGTGCATTAGCTACTAGATTTTTAAAAGAGCCACACGATTTAGAATACGAAAAAACATTTCTACCATTTTGTCTGTTATCTAAGAAACGTTATGTTGGTATGTTATATGAATTTAATCCAGATAAATGCTATCGTAAATCGATGGGAATTGTATTAAAACGCAGAGATAATGCACCAATTGTAAAAGATATATATGGTGGTATAATTGATATTCTTATGAAAGATAAAAATATAAATAAAGCTCGAGAATTTTTAGATGATTACCTTAATAAATTAGTAAATAAACAAATACCAATTGAAAAGTTAATTATTACAAAATCGCTTAGGTCTGGTTATAAAAATCCATTACAAATAGCACATAAAGTATTAGCGGATAGAATGGGTAAACGTGATTCTGGAAATAAGCCTGGTCCTGGTGATAGAATACCGTTTGCATATATTTTAACAAAAAATGCAAAGTTATTACAAGGTGATAAAATAGAACATCCTAATTTTATTAGAGAGAATAATCTTAAATTGAATTATTCATTCTACATTACAAATCAAATTATGAAACCAATTCAGCAATTATTCTCATTAGTTCTTTATGAATTTGCCGAATTTAGAAGAAAAAAAGATAATTTTGAAGATAAATTATTATGCTTGAGGGAAAGTATGGATTATGATAAATATAAGAAGAAAGAAACAGACATAAAAAATAAAGAAGTTAAAATAATATTATTTGATAAATTTTTAAGGGTTGTTGATAATGAAAAAATGGGTAATAGAGCGATAACATCATATTTTTCAAAAATAAAAACATAATAAAATATGAAAAAACATAATAAAATATGAAAAAATATAATACAAAATATAAATACAATATAAAAATAATATAATATTTATTGTTAACAATATTTCTATTTTTTATTTTATAAATTTAATTAAAATGGAAAAATATACAGAATATTCAAATAGAGGTTTGACTGGATTAGCTAACGTTGGTAATACTTGTTATTTAAATTCATGTATGCAAATATTATCTCATACATATGAATTAAATAATTTTTTAAATAATAAATCATATAAAAATAAAATAAATGATAAACCAGATAGTGTTTTATTGATTGAATGGGATAATTTGAGAGAAATGATGTGGAGTAAAAATTGTGTCATCGCACCAAATGGCTTTGTACAAGCAATACAAAATATATCTAAAATAAAAAATAAAGAACTATTTAGTGGATATGAACAAAATGATATTTCTGAATTTCTATTATTTATTTTAGATTCATTTCATAATTCTCTAGCAAGAGAAGTTAATATGGAAATAAATGGTGTAATTAAAAATGATATTGATAAATTAGCAGTTAAATGTTATAATATGATGCGTAAAACATACAAAAGTGAATATTCTGAAATATTAGAAATGTTTTATGGTATAAGTGTAACCCAAATATCATCTATAGATAATACAATTATAAAATCAAACCCAGAACCATTTTGTACAATTAGTTTATCCATACCAGAAGATATAAATGGAAATTCTAATCATTCATTTACTCTAATTGATTGTATGAATGAATATTGTAAAGAAGAGAGATTAGAAGGGGATAATGCATATATGAATGATAAAACTGGAAAAAAAGAAGATGTAAATAAACGAACTATGTTTTGGAATTTACCTAATATAATTATAATAGATATTAAACGATATAATTTAATGGGTAGAAAAATGTTGAATTATATTGATGTACCATTACAAGATGTTGATTTATCAAATTATGTAATTGGATATGATAAAAAATCATACATATATGACTTATATGGTGTATGTAATCATTCCGGTGGTACATTAGGTGGACATTATACTTGTACAATTAAAAATCCAAATGGAAAATGGTATGAATTTAATGATACATCTATAACTGAATTACCTGAAAATAAAATTATAAGTAATAAATCATATTGTCTTTTTTATAGGAAAAAATAAAAATAATTAATAGTATTTATTAGATGTTGATTATTAGGATTTTATTACATATTCATTATTAGTATTTTAATTATTAACATTATGAATATTATTATTTATATTATTATATTATAAATAATAAATATATATGGAGCTTAATTTGGATACGAAAACATATATACCATCTATTAGCTATGATTATTTTAATAATTTTTCTGCAAATCCAATTATATTAATAATAATATTTATAATTTTAATATTATATTATGTATTGTTTTCATCTTTAGGAACAAACAGTAGTGGAGGATATGAAACTACAAAAAGTGTTAGTAGTGTCTTTTTAGAAATATTATTATGGTCAATCTTTATAACATTATTATTATTAAATGGTATATATTTCTTATTTGATATTAATGTTGTTGCAAGTTTAAAAAATTTATTTACAGGAATACCAGAACTAGATGTTACTGTTAAAACAAATAAAGGATTATTAGATAAAAATGCACATAATGAAAATCAATTAATAATTAAGGATGAAGTATATCATATTAAAGGTAATAATTATACATATGATGATGCAAAAGCTGTATGTACAGCGTTAGATTCTAAATTAGCAACATATGAAAACATGGAAAAATCATATGAATCTGGTGCTGATTGGTGTGAATATGGATGGTCAGCAGATCAGATGGCATATTTTCCAACACAATTAAAAAAATGGAATGAATTACAAAAAATAAAAGGAAAAGAAAATTATTGTGGAAGACCAGGCATTAATGGAGGATATATTGGAAATAAAAATGTAAAATTTGGTGTAAATTGTTATGGGAAAAAACCTGATATAACTAAAAATGAATATGATTTAATGATTGCAACACCTGATATACCTAAAACTAAAGATGAAATTGATTTTGAAAATAATGTAGATAAATGGAAAAATAAATTATCTAATATATTAATATCACCATTTAATAATTCAAAATGGAATATGCCATTTACTATATTATAAATTAATTCACACCATAATGTATATTATATGATATATAAAATAACTACTTTATTTATAAAATTAGTTATTTTACTTATAAAACCGTTTTGTTTTATTATATTTTGCAAACTTAACACGCTTAGTTTTCTTCTTTAATTGTCTTTTTTGTTTTTTACCTTGATTTTCATCTGAAGATTCATATTCATTATTATTATCAGACTTTATAGATGCTAATTTAAATAATTTATCATATAATGATTCATTAATTACCTCATCTTTTTTTATTTTTTTATTAACATTAATACTATTTTTATTAATATCATTATTAATTTCAAAGTTTTTAGAAATATTTTGTAAATAAAGTAACCCTGCCGGTATAGCTAAATCATCATATAATGAACTTACTTTGTTATCATATTGTGAAGTATTTTTAGAATTAGGATTTTTAGTATTTAAAGAAGTAATAGGAGGAACATTATATTTTTTTAATATACTTTTTATTTTATACCCACCACTTTGAATAATATTTTTATCATTTTTAATCATTACTAATTCATTTGCTTCAATATTCATATATAATTTAAAGAATATTATAAATCAATATTTACTTTATTATTATAATTTTAATATTATTTTATTATTAAATTATTATTTATCAAAATATCTCTTAACATTTTTTGTATATTTTATCTCTCTATTATTTTTAATATGTTCCATAATTTGAGAAATAATTTCTTCATCTTTAATAAATTTTCTTAATGATTCATCAACATGTTTAAAATTTAAAGGAGTAATTTGTTTATTATTTGTAAACTTCAATTTACCATCACTTATTTTTGCTGTTGCATTTTCTAAATTATTTTTTTCAACATATAATAATATATTATCTTCTATGCCATTTTTTTCATCATTTAATGATTTATTTTTGGTTTTTAATAAAGTTAGTTGATTATCTAAATGAACCCATCTTTTGATATTTTCTTGAAAATTATCCATATTATCACGTGATAATAAATAATATTATTAAATCTTTATTTGTTTTTATTTAATATATATTATACATATTGTGTAGTATATAATACTTCATATAATCTAGTATATAATACTAATATCTTGCACTATTTAATATAATCATTATATTTAATATAATCATTATATGTTTATTATATAGAAATAATAATTAATTTATTATCTATTTGCGTCTAGACATCTTTCTTTGTTGGCGTTTTTGGAGCATATACAAAGTTGCTGGGGTTAGTGCTTCATTTACTAATCCCAAGAAACCACCTTGACGGCTACGGCTACGGCGTTGGCTGCGACCACGGCTTCTATGTTGGCTACGACCACGGCTACGGCGTTGGCTACGACCACGGCTACGGCGTTGGCTACGACCTCTGCTACGGCGTTGGCTGCGACCACGGCTTCTGCTGTGTCTGCGAGAAGCACCACGACGTCTAGAACGACGACCACCCTTCATTCCGCTAGATACCCCTGATGCGGGTAATGCATGGCGAAGAGAGTTTTCTACACTACCACCGCTGTGACTACGACTTCTGCTATGGCTTCTGCTATGTTTACGACTTTTAGAATGTCTTCTAGTGTGTCTTTTAGTATGTTTGGGCATATTATATTATACAACGAGAAAAATATTCATAAATATTCATTAAATATATTTTTATTAAAATAATTTAATTTTAATAAAAATAATTATAAATTCATAAATATTTTATATCTAATAATATTTCATTAAATAAAATTAATATTTTAAATTTTTAAGTTATTAAAATTATTACGCATCAATAAAACAAATATTGCTAAAATTAATAAAAAACTAATTATTACAAATAATATGGATAAATATATATAAGGATATATTTGCTGTAATAATAAATCTATAATAGGTTTTACAAATTCCTTAATTTCTGCTTTTACTTCAGGCTTTCTTAAAACTTCTATAATTTTTTCAACAATTACTTCTCTCATTAAATAAAATATTTATTTTACTTAATAAATTATAAATCGATGAAATTACGAATTTAATTATTTATATTATTTTGAATTTATGAATATAGTATTTTGTTAGATAGATATACAATTTTTATTTATAAAATAATTATTTATATTATCATTTAATAATTACGCTTAACAAGTAATTATTAATTTATTTAATTATTTTAATGGAAAATATATTCGAAACAAATGATAATTTTGATTTTTCTAAATTATCTTTAGGACAACCTCAAGTAATACAAAGCAGTAATTATTTTACTAAACTATTATTAAATAATAAGGAATTTTTTATACAATTACCTAAATGTAAAACTAAACAAGGTATTGTTAATAATGAAAAAAAAATGCATACTGAATTATTATATGATTCACTATCGAATTATCAATTAAACGAATGGATAGAAAATTTAGAAAAAACTTGTCAAAATTTAATTTTTAATAAAAGAAATACATGGTTTACAGATAATATAGAATTGAATGATATTGAATCAGCATTTAATAACATTATCAAATATCAAAAAACTGGAAAACAAATGGTTATTAAATGTTATATAAATAAACCACAAACTATTAAAAGTAATCCTTTATGTGTTGTTTATGATGAAAATGAAAAATTATTATCAATTAATGATGTTACATTTGAAAAAGATATAATACCTTTAGTAAAATTAGAAGGTATAAGATTTTCATCTAGAAGTTTTCAAATAGAATTAACTTTAGTACAAATTATGATATTAAAAGAAGAAGAAAATAATCTTTGTTTAATTAAAATTAAAAATGAAAATCAAAATGAAAATAATACAAATAAGAATGATTTAGAAAATCATATATTAATTGAAAATAATAATTTAGAAAATCATATATTAATTGAAAATAATATTTTTAATAATGAAAAAGATAATGATATAACTACTATTGATAATAATAATGAGAATGATATAACTAGTATTGATGAAAATAATATTGATAATGAAAATTATGATGATAATCATAGTATTGATAATAATAATTATATAAATAATTTTAATAATCAAACAAGCACTATAACAACAAATATATCTAGAAATATTAATTCAAATAATGTAGTTAATGAAATGAATGAAATGAATGAAGATTGTTTAGAAATAGTTGATTTTAATATTAATGAAATAAAAGATTCTATTAAATTAAAAAAACCAAATGAAATATATTATGAAATTTATAGAGCAGCTAGAGAAAAAGCTAAATTAGCAAAAAAATTAGCAATAGAATCCTATTTAGAAGCCAAAAATATTAAAACAAAATATATGTTAGATGATTTAGACGAAAGTGATGATGAATTATCTACAATAGAGAATTTATAATCCATTTTTTCAAATGATTTCAAAAATTACATTTAGCATAATTAAAAAAAATATTTTATCATTTATTTTATATAAATAAGTATGTTTAAAGATTTACAAAAATTTATTAAAGCCAACCATATAATTGCAGTTGTAGGCTTACTTTTATTAGCAGTATTTGTATCCCAATACTCTGGAAGAAAAGGAAATATTTATGACCCTATGTCTAGTAATATTTTATCACCTGCTGTTTTATCCGAATCATCTTCAAATTCTGTAAATGAAAATTCTTCATCTAATTCAAATGTATCCCCAGCAGCACCATTAGGACAAAATGAATCTTATTCATCTGTATCTGGTATTGGAAGCCCAGCTGCTGCAGCAGGTTTACCTTCAAGCTGTTCAAGACAACCTGTTGCAAACCCAGATGAATTATTACCTAGAGATGAAAATAGCCAATGGGCACAATTAAACCCAAGAGGAGTAGGTGACCTTAATAATGTAAATTTACTTCAATCAGGGTTTTGGAATGGTATTAATACTGTAGGAAGCAGTTTAAGAAACGCTAACCTACAAATTCGTTCGGAACCACCTAACCCACAATCTCAAGTTAGTCCATGGATGAACACTACTATTGAACCCGATATGATGAGATTACCACTTGAAATTGGTGGTGGCCGTTAAAATATAATAAATAATTACATATAAATTAATTAATTATATATATCAAAAATATAAAATATAAATACAAAAATATAAATTACATAATTCTAGATAGATTTATAAAATAAATATTATTTAGTATTTATTAGATAATTATATAATATAATACGGTTATATTATATAAAGTTATTAATCATAATGGATATTGGAATATTAGGATATGTTTTAATTATATTTATTACAATTATAATAGTAAAATTATATCAGGATTCTGATACGTTTAATCTTAAATGTATTGTATCAAATGTTGATGGTAATACATATTGTGTAAGAGAAAGAAGCAAATTACAATTAGCTGCTGATAAATTAGCACACGTAACACAAAATTTAAAAAAATTAGTTGAATATTTAAATAAAAAACATACCGATAAAGAAGAAATTAAAAGACTTGTAAAGGGATTTAATCCAAAAAAAGTAGTTGAAACATTACCAACAAGCCAATATACAGCTTATAGCGAAAATAAAGGAGAGAAATTAGCATTTTGTTTAGATTCTGAAAAGAATGGAGGAAACTTAATTGATGAAAATACACTTATGTTTGTAGCATTACACGAAATATCACACATAGCAACCAAAAGTGTAGGACATACTGATGAATTTTGGACTAATTTTAAATTTATTCTCCAAGAAGCTGAAGAATTTGGTATTTATAAACCAGAAGATTATAAAAAAAAACCTAAAAAATATTGTGGAATGAAAATTACAGATAACCCGTATTATGATTACTAATAAATAGTACGAATACTAATAAATATTATCATTATATAATTATAATATTTAATATACATTACATAAAAATAAAACTAATAATTTGCTGGATAAGATGTATTCAAACTATTTGTAACTGAAACACCACCATATAATACTGGTGCTGTATCATTAACTATTACATTTACCGCATCTGCATGACTATTGCCTTTGCTAACGCTATCACGTAAGTTAATGCGAATTTGATATGTTCTGGATGGTACAGCAGTAGGTCTATTCACTAACAAATGTTGGTTTGCTGCAGTATTCAGCGTTAATTTAAATGAAATAGAATCACCTGCTACAAGTGGAACTGAATAATATCCTTTACTAGCATCTACAACATATGTATTTAGGTTTTGTAAACGTATTGGTGCACTCTTTGTTAATTGGCTAAGTAATTGGCGACATATATTTGTATTAGCGGATCCATCACCAGTTAAATAATATCCATAACTTGCATCTTGTCCATACAATCCATTATAGCTAGTTGTATTAAGCGAAGCATCGCTGACCCCACTAATGGAAGACCAAATATTACTCCATGCAGTATTATGGCCCTTATATGCCAAGTCATACTTCAATTCATTTTCATTTGTGAATAAATCAACTGCTAAATGTGTATTAAATAATGATTTGGCAATATGTCTTACAAAATCGTGTTTAACCAATTCACGATTATCAGCAATAACACCTAATTTATCAGTTGTTGCAATTTGCTGGGCGGATTGCACCCAAGCGTGGCAAGGATTAAGAATCAATCCGGAGGGCCACAGATTCTTTCTAACAAAGTATTTAATGTCAGTTCCATTAGTAATAGTATCAACATCGTCAGAGTCACTTTGGAACATAAATACGTTTCGCATATCACTAGCAGTAACGTAGTACTCAGCTATAGCGTCAGCTTCAAGCAAAGGAATATCCAATTTAAGTAAATCACCACTAACACTCATAGTAATGGATGTATTCAAATTTGGTAAATTAAAATGAACTTGCGGTGACAATAATGAACTATTCTGCGTGACAATGGCTTCAGAGAAGTGCTTAGTGTATAAAGTAACAGCACCACTAGATTTAACGAATGTATAATATACATCATTCGCTGATGTGTTGGTAGAAGGTATAACTAGAGGCGAAGTGTCAGTACTAGACTTAAAGAATACAACAGGTTCAATACCTTTCTCAATATCAAAATCAAGTGATACATGATTTTGGAATGTAGTACCTGCAGGTGATAATTGAAGATATCCAGATACAACATTTTTAGCAGTAACACTTAAAGTTGCTGAATAATTTTGTACAGCTGTAGATGTAGATACAGGTTCAACTGATATACTTCTAACAAGAGGATCAGGGAAATTAATTACATTATTATTACCAATATTAAATGATTTAGGTTTATATTTAACGGTTGACGTTGCTAGATTAGTTTTAAAATTAATAGGTGCGCTAGTAACAGCATCGTTATGAATATATGATTTTTTATTTAAATAAGTTAATCTAGTAAATTCAGTTTTACTAATTCTATCTCCTGTTCCATGAATACCATATGTGTTACTTCCTAAAACATAAACATTATTAACCTCTTCATCAGTGTATATAATAACATCATTAAGTGTACATTTAACATCAATTATTTTTTTTCCTATAATAGATAGATCTATAACACTAGTTAATGTATTATATTCACCTTTATATCCCATCATATATAGATTGGACAATTTCCCAACAATAGGTACATGAACATAATTCGAATCAGAAGATATTATTGTTTTATCTATTTCAGGAAAATAATTCATATGAATATAACAATAACTACTAAATTTTTTAGCATATTGTGTAGTTGTCCAATTAATTCCATCAATCGATTCAAACGAATTAAATATACCAAATGTAAATTTTTGTAATTTAGAATTCCATAATAAATTAGTCATATATGTATTTGAATTACTTGGAGCATAACTAGTAATAACATTAGACTTTGTCCATGTTAATCCGCTATCAGATGAAGTGTATGAATACACATCATGCGCACTACTAGGAAGACTTTTTGTTAGAATAACACATAGTTTATTTAATTCTTTTGACCATGCAATAGTCTTTAAAAATTCAGAATTTATATTACTTATTACTCCACCTTTTGTCCAATTAACACCATTACTAGAATATACTAAACATTTCTCTAGAGCAGATGCCGATATTGCATAAAATCTATTTAATTCTTTAATCCACGTAACACCATATTTTGAAACACCTGGTGTAGGATTAATAGCAGTTTGCCAATTTATACAATTACTAGAATATACTATATTAGTTAATGAATTACCTTTTGTTGTACAAAACAATCCTAATTCAGGAGACCAATCTATAGTACTAGAATTATAGTCAGAATCAGAATTTATAGTAGTAATGGATGTCCAATTAATTCCATTACTTGATTTTACAACATAATTAGCATTACCAATAATATAAAATTCTTGTTTTTCTGCAACCCATATTATATTATTACCATAATACATATTAGATATATTAGTATAACTATTCCAGGTTGTACCAGCATTATCTGAATATACAATACCACCATTTTTACATAATCCAACTATACGATTTAATGTAGATGAATAAGCAGATGATTTAATAGTTGAATAACTATTGATACTATTAAGATATATACTATCAGTTGGTATTATATCAAAATATCTTTTACTAGGGTCTTCATCTGTCAAAACAGCAACATATTTGTCAGATGCAAATACTTTTTCTACTTTTTTACCAGATATGCCAAGAGTGATATTAATAAAATAATTTAATATTCTACTAGAATAATCACTTACACCATCACCAAGATAATATTCTCCACAAGCATATAAATTATTAGATGATTCGTTAGAAACCAAGTATGTAGCCCTGTTATTACTAAGTTCAACATAAGTAAATTTTTTATTATTTAATATACCATATGTAATATTTGTAAAATTAGAAAGAGTATTATTATTTCCATTTCCAAGAGTCAACCCATTTCCTTTTCCATAATAATTATTATATGGTTCATCAGTAAGCAATCCATAATTACCCCAAGCGCTTGTTGATATTTTATTAATTTTTTTATTTAAAATATTAGTTGTAAATTTAGTAACATTTACAGACTGTTTATAATATAAATTATTACTAGTTTCATTTGTTAAAAAAAAACATACATTACTTGAACTACCAGTATCGATGTCAATAACCTTTTTATTTTGCAATAATGGAATAATATTAGATAAATTTGATAATATATTACCTTTAGCAACCGGAAAAGTATAATATAAATTATTAGATGATTCATTTGTAATTGTAAATAAATCAGTATCTGTTCTGTTAATTTTTATATATTTTTTATTTAATAATGGATATTTCATTTTTTTATAATATTTTGATGTTCTATTAATTCCCCACGCATATTCATCAGTTCCACTCTGTGTTTCGTTACCAGTAATATAAATATTACTATTCAATGATGTTGATAATTCATCAGTTATTAAAATAGATAAGTCATGTTGAGTTGGTATTGAATAAGATTTAATTAATTTTACTTTTTTATTAAATATTTCGCTAAATGGAGATAATGAAACATTTTTAAATGTATATGAAATACTATTTAAGTTAGAATTATTATATAATCCAATAAGGGCTTCTCCAAATACATAAGTTATAAAGCCACAAGAATATAAATTATTACTTGATTCATTTGTTATTAATGATACACATCTATTATTTTGATTAGTACTTATTGAAGAAACCTCAATAATTTTTTTATTTAATAATTGGGTAGAATAATTTGATACATTTACATAAGTACTTATTGAATTATTACCTATACCAAGTGTATAAACTTGGGTATTATTTCCACACGCATATAAATTATTACTTGATTCATTTGTTAATACAAACGGACCATTTAAAATAGCCCAATCATAATATGGCGTACCAATATATACTTTTTCAACTTTTTTATTTGATAATGAAGTTGAATAATCTGATATTTTCGTATAGGAAGAAACTGTATTTATACCTTCGCCTAATCCTAATCTATTAGGATAACTACCATTTCCACCAATTACATATAAGTTATTACTAGATTCATCTGTTATTTTATATCTAAAAAAAAAGTTACAATCACCATCTATTATTTTTTTATTATATAATATAAGATCATTTAATCTAACAAAATTACCTTGTAATGTATTATTTATATAAAATATATTATTAGAAGGTTCTTCTGTGATTAATTCACACCGAGAATTATCATTACAAAGAATTTTATTTACTTTTTGATTTAAATATGTTATACGTTGTAATGTAGATGTTGAAGTTGTTGTTCCTAGTCCTAATATCTTAGGATCACTTCCACACGAATATAAATTATTAATAGATTCATCAGTTAATATATACATTACTCTAGTTACACTTGGTTCTTTACTAAAACATACTTGATTTACTTTTTTATTTAATATATTTGTAGTAACATTTGTTATGACATGTTTATGTCCACTTATACCAAATTTATTCGATTCATTATATCCAATAACATATAAATTATTACTAGTTTCATCTGTCAAAAATGCAAAACAAGATGCTGATGATTCAATATAAATTATATTTTTATTAAATATATATTCACTATTTATATATTCTCCATTATATCTTAATAAACTAATTCTATTATTATTATCATATGAAATACCCGATGTATATATATTATTATATGATTCGTCTAATAAAATTGCATTATTAAAATATGTACCAGCAAATCCCAACAACTCACCCCATTGACCAATAGAATCATTGAAATAAAGTGATGTAACATCTTCATTTGTTGTTTCCAAAACCCAATCACCACCATGTTGTAAATTACCTGATTTATTATTAGAAGCTCTTACTATTAAATTTTTATCGGAAGATTGATTTTGTAATAATTCGAAATAAGAACGCCATTTATCATCAAGTAATAAATCACAAGCTAAGAAATCAACAGTTTCGATACTATACATATCAACTAATTCTTTAATAAATTCACTAACATTATTCTCTTTTACACCATTCTCATCAAATGAAAGGTATGGATTATTTGAAACAAATAATATTAATGGTGATTGATTATTTTCAAATACAAAACCCAAATTGGAAAAGCTTACTTCACCAAGTTCACTTATCTTATTTCTAATATCATCAAATGAATCTGTTACTTCATAAACAACACATTTAGTAGTTGAATTGCATCCATTCAAAAATGTTTCCAAACTTTTTAATGATTTATCAACTAATAACAAATTCATTTATAATAAATATAAATATAATATTTAAATTTATACGTCTGTAAAATATTTTACTAAATTATATTTTATTATGCATAATCATCCAATATATTTTCAATAAATATTATAAATATTGAAAATAAAATTCTATATTTATAATAAATAATTAAATATATTAAAAATAAATATTGAAGTTTACAATAAATAATTAAATTTTGAAAAATAATTACTGAAGAATTATTATTTATTATAAATATCGATTTTTAATAATCATAAATCGATATTTTATGAAAACTTTAATTATTTATAATAAATTATAAAATATTAAAAATATAACTTTATTTTATATATGTCAGAAATATATAAAATAATACATTATACAAAAAATGTTAAAAAAATATATATATTTCATCCATTTAGAGATTTAAAAAAGTCTGATTTGACATCATTATTTGCAAGTGATCCAGATTCTGAATTATTCAAAGATATAATTAGTTCTACCGATATGAAATTAATTAAATCTAATAATATAAGTGTAAAATTCTGCGATAGTACAATACATATAGATGATACTATTGATATAATAAAACGAAAAATAATTAAAGAATTTGATTTCGATATATCGTTTGAAGAGATATACTTATTTTTTCAAAAAGCAGAACTATTAAATTCAGTATCATTATATCAAAAATTAACTCAAAATGAAAAAATAGATTTAACAAAACAACGTATAGTACAATATTTATTAAATATAGAAAATAATGAGTTGAATAATATTGAAGAAGATAAACCTATATATAAATATGATGATATATTGAACCTAAATATTTTTCAAAAAGATTCATTAGTTAAAACACCGATTGGTCAGAAATTTGTAGCGATTGAATCAACATTACCATATACAGTAAATCCATATGATGTTATAGAATACGATCCTTTTCTATCAAAATATGCAAAGGATATAACATCAACAACAAATAATGAATTATTATTATCATTTGGTGATATAGAATATAATACAATATATTTATGTTTAGCTAATGAAGTGTTGGAATATCTTAATGAAAAACGCATTAGTGAAGAAACTACAATTCAAATTTATTTTCCTTATTTATTCGCAGAAGATATTCGTTCGTTAGATGAATATAATGATAATCGAATATTATTTATAGAAAAAACAAAAACTCGAATTTCTAATAATTTCAATAAAAAAATAGAAAGTATTGATTTGTTATATGATATATATTCCGAGAGAAAAACTGATTTAAAATATAATAAAAATGGTATTAGTAAAATATCATTTACAATTCATCCAGAGTATACATTTAATTTACCGATTGATATAGTTTTTAAATTAATAAATGCTAGTGAGAGTACACCTCTTATAAAATACAATCCATCAAAATATCAAGAAAATATTTATAGATTATATTGTGATAAAATATCAACAACTGGTAATAAGATTCCTTATTTATCAAGAGGTACTATATTTAAATTAATGAAGTCAATAGGTGGTCATAAATGTGTATCCGTTTATATTGAAAAAATAATAGATTATAATGGCAATTCAAACGTAGTTACATTTATTTGTGAGTTTGAAAAAAATGGTGATATTAATATAAATGCTAATTTTAATGAGCCTATGAAATTAGATGAATTAATTAATAATATAATAGAAAATGTGAATCCTATAATATCTATTGTAAAAAATTTTGTAGAACAAAGTGGTTATTCTATAAGTTTATTTGAAAATTTTGATAATACAAATATAGAAATAAATAATATACTATATGAAAGTAATGTTACTATTAAAAATAATATAAATATTAAGAATTATCAATCATGTATATCGAATGCATTTATAATAAACGAGGGTGATTTAGATAAAGGTATTATAATGCGTTTTAAACGTGTATCAAATTTCAACAAGATGGACAGTATTGATGCATTTATAGTTGAATCTATAAATAAGGAATTGAGAGAACGTGAAATAATAAATGAATTAATTGAGTTGTTCAAATTATCAGAAGAAAATGCTCGTATTAAGTTAGCTAATTTAGTTGGTCAGATACAACTAATGCAAAATACTTTTCAAAATAAGAAATTTAAAGTTAAAAATAATCCTGGATTTTTAACAAGTATTAATAAAGATAAATATAGTAATTCAATTACTATTAATATTGATGGTATTAATAATATAAAATATTTAGATATAATTCCTATATATTTAGATTCTATTATTCGTGTTACTCAAAATATAGATTCTACAAAAATTTCATCAAATGATATAAATTTATTATGTGGTAGTAAAAAAGTTGATGCGGAAGATGAATTAATAGAAGATATTATTGCTGAGCCTGAATTAGCATTTAAAGATAATAATCAACTAGATATTTTATCTAATCAATTAAATTTATCTGAAAATAAGGAAGATGAATTAGATATGTTAGATATAATTCTTGGTAATGATGATGATGATGAATATGAAGAAGATGATATAACTAATGAAAAAAATAAATATAGTAACCAAAGTGATAATTCTGATTTAGAAGGTGGTGCAGATTCAGACGATGAATTAGAAGAACTAGAAGGTGATATAGAATTTGGTGAAGAATTGAGTTTACCTGATTCTCTATCTTCATTAAGTGAAAAAATATCTAATAATTCTAGTGTTATTAGTAAAATATATACCCCAGAAAGTTTTTCTGATGAAATAAATGAAGAAAATCCTTCAATTAAATTAGGAAAATCAGTAAGTAGTATTAAATCAAGTTCTCCTATAGTTACTCAACGTAAAAGTTCAAGTATAGATGAAGATACAAGTAAAAGTAAAAGTATTAGTGAGAAAGATTTAAAATCTAAATTAGAAGTTTTACCAAAATTAACATCTATTTCACCATCTTTAAGTTTGCCAAGTGAAAGCGAAAATACAAAATCTAGTAAAATAAAATTTTCAATTAAATCATTAAAAAGTAAATTACCATCTAAATCCGTTTCAGAAACACCATCAATAATAACAGATGAAACTGATGTATTACGAGATATAACCGGTATGAGTTTAAATAATCCAAATCCATTTTTTAATAGATTAAAAAGTAGGGATTCAAAATTATTTTTAGTAAAAAAGGAAGGTAATTTTAAAGCATATTCTCGTACGTGCCCATCAAATGCGAGACGTCAACCTGTAATATTATCAGATAAAGAAAAGGAAAAAATAGATAAAGAACATCCTGGTTCTTATGATAAAGCTATAAAATATGGTTCAAATCCTGATAAGCAATTTTGGTATATATGTCCTAGATATTGGAGTTTAAAAGAAAATATAAGTTTAACAGAAGCTCAAGTTAAGTCAGGAAAATATGGTAAAATTATACCTTTAAATGCAAAAAAAATACCAAAAGGTGCATATATATATGAATTTACTGATAAAAAGGGTGAATATATTAAACATTATCCTGGGTTTTTAAAAGCAAATAATCATCCAGATAAATTATGTGTACCGTGTTGTTTTAACTCGTGGGATTCAACTCAGCAGGTTAACCGAAGAAATCAATGTATTATAGATTCTGGAGAAAAAGAAATACAAGCTGAAGAAGATTTAAATAAAGATACATCAAAAATTAAAAAAAAGTATAAAATAAAAGGATTAGATATCGAAGAACCAAAAACAGGTGTTCAGGGCGAAATCTTAATTGACGATGAAGAAGAGGAAGAACGTCCTGATATAGATTCAGTTCCACCGACATTAATATCTAAAACCCCCATTACAGAAATGGGTATTACAAAAATCAGATATAAAGTAAAAAAAACAGATATGGATGAATATATAAAGGGACCTGAAAAATTTCCGTTGGAACCTCGTAGATGGGGATATTTACCATATCCGCTTCAACAATTTTTAAATACAGATAATACAAAATGTTATGTTAGTAATATAAATAAAAATTTAAAACCAAATCATATTTGTTTACTTAGGCATGGTGTTGAATATAATGAAAATCAATCATTTATATCTTGTATTGCTGATGCATATTCTGATATATATAAATCAAGTAAACCACTAAGTATTATAGAATTTAAAAAAGTGTTAATTAATAGTCTTTCATTAGATTTATTTATAACATTACAAAATGGTAATTTAATAAAAGTATTTGAAAATAAAGATAAAGATGTAATTATAAATGATATATATAAATCAAGTAAATTATATAAAAGTATAAATAAAAGTAACGAAAACGATATTGATTTTTTCAATACAGTTATAAATTCATATGAATTATTTATTGAATATTTAAATGATGATAATGTATTAATAGACCATAAATATTTATGGGATTTAATAAGTAAATCAAATATTAAATTATTTCCAAAAGGTATTAATATAGTTATATTAGAAATATTAAATGAGGATATAACTAATAATATAAGTTTGTTATGTCCATCAAATCATTATTCTAATGAATTATTTGATATAAATAAAAAAACATTAATATTAATGAAGAATGATAAATTTTATGAGCCTATTTATACGCTTGAGGATAAGGTTGATAAATGGGTAATAAATCGTCTATTTAATTTAAATAATAAAGATTTACTTCCAAATATTCGTTCTATGTTATATGTAATTAAAACGACATATTCTAAGAAATGTATTCCATTTTCAAGTGTTCCTACTGTTTATAAATTCAAGCAAAATTTAGTATTAAATGAAATACTTATGAATTTAAAATCAATAAAATATGATATTCATGAACAAGTAATGAATTATAATGGTAAGATAATTGGTTTATTGGTATCTAATAAATTATTAGAATCTGGTAAAATAAATATTAAATGTTTTGTTCCTATTTATCCTTCATCACCAAATCCGGATTTGAATATAATTATGATGGATTTACCCAATATATGGAATGATTTTCAGTCAACTGTTGATTTTTTAATACAGTTATCTAATGATTCTAATAAAAGAATACCATGTTTACCAAAAATAAAAATATTAGAAGATGGATTAATTGTAGGTTTATTAACTGAAACAAATCAATTCATATCTACATCAGAACCTGAACAAAATAATATGTTTATGGATATGGAATCAATAGATAATGAAAATTATTTAATTCCTGATATAAAATCTCAAACATCAAAACTATTTGATAATGATAGAATAAAATATATAAAACGAATTAAATTAGAAAACCAATTTTATATAGTTTTTAGGAGTATAGTTAGAATTTTATTAGGTCAATTTAAATTTAGAGATTTGCGAAAGATTATAGAAGATACAATAGATAATAAATATTTATTATATCGTAACAAAATAGAACGAATAAGTCAAATATTAGATTCATTAACAAGTGAAAATGTTTCATTTAAAACATATTCAGACGATGAACTAATGAAGATAGATTCAGTTACAAATTGTAATGTTAGTAAAGAATGTAATGCATTATATTGTGCTACTTCTAATGGTAATATTTGTAAATTAGTAATATCTAAATTAAACTTAATAAATAACAAGGATAATGAAGAGATTTATTTTATAAAATTAGCTGATGAATTAATTCGATATAATAGAATAAAGGATTTTATATTTCAACCAAAAGCATTTTTATCATTTTCAGATGTTAAATATAATTTAAATGATAATGAAATTATCTTATTACAATCATTAATAACACAAGAATACTTTGCAGATTTAGTTCCTGAATTAAAAAATACATATATAAATGTGAATAATTCTTATGATATTATGAATCCTCTTGAATCTCAATTATACTCAAATAAAGTAGAATTAAATAACAATTTAATTAAAGAAGCAACCGAATTTATAAATAAAGAATCTATCTTAAGACAAAATCAGGTTGATGAGTTAGAATTAGAATCAAAATTAAGTGATAAAATAGTAAAAGATGTTGAAGAATTGTTAGAGAAAGAACAAGGGCAAGAAGAGGAAAAAGAAGGACAAGAAGAAGAGAGAAAAGAAGAGGAAGAAGAAACATCACTACCAATATCTATACCTCCTGTATCAATAAAAAGTAAATTAAAATTTAAAATAGTTGAAGAAGAAAAAGAAGAGGGAAAAAAAGAGGAAGAGGAAATCTCACGACCAATATCTATACCTCCTGTATCAATAAAAAGTAAATTAAAATTTAAAATAGTTGAAGAAGAAAAAGAAGCTGAAGCAGAAGAAGGTGAAGAAAAAGAATCTGAAATAGAAGCAGAATATATTAAACATCCGATTAAAGAGAAAAAAATAAGAAAATTTATAATAAGAAGAGGCGAAGAGATAGATGAAAATGAATTGCCAACAGAAAGAATGATTGAAACAGTAACATTTTGTGATTCTGAAGAAAAAAGTAAAGTATCCGGTAAAATAAAAAAGTTATTACCAGGAAGAACAAAAGAGATAATATTTAGTAACAATACTACATTATGTACATTTGATATATTAAAAGTTTTAATTAAAGACCATACAGGTATAGATTTAACTAAATCAAAAATAAGAGAAGAATTATTAAATGAATATTTAAAATTAAACGAATATATATTTCAAATATTAGAAATATTATTAAAACAAGGTAAAAAATTGGCAAAACAGGTACAATCTGGACAAATAAGAGTTGAAGATTTTATATTGAGTAATTCATACTATATAACAAATTTAGATATTTGGATAATGGCTATTAAATATAATATTCCGATTGTTTTTCTCTCAAAGACATCATTATTAGAGAATAAAGAGCCTTTATTAGTTGCTTATAGTGATGGTAGTGAGAAATATTATTTTATTAAATCCCCTATAATGAATTTAGAAATATTACCTCAATATGTTTTATTTAATTATAAGGATTCTTATAAGATTTCTCTCTCTGATTTAAAACCTAATAGTCAATTATATGTGAGAGAAAATGAAAATAAATTACCATTTTATAAATATATATCAGGGTTTTCAAATGCAATTTTAAAGAAACCAAAAAAGATTAAAATTAGGTTCAAAATTATAAAAAATATAGAAAACACCGAGCAATTTGAAGAAATAAATAAAATAATAAATAGAGATAATACTGAAAATATAGATAAAATAAATAGTATTTAATAGCAAATTATATATTAATAGCGTATTTTCAATTACTAAGTGTAATTTCAATTACTAAGTGTAATTTCAATTACTAAGTGTATTTATAAAAAATTGAAATGTATTCAATATATATTATACTAACACCTAATAAACTAACAACTAACAACTAACAACTAACAACTAATAACCCTAATATTAAAATGGAGATAGTATTAAGTTTTAATAAATCATTAAATAATAAAACACAAAAAAATACAACTACTTTGATTAAAGATTTAGTTAAATCACAATTATTAACGAGAACTACTAAATCAAAAACTAAGGTTAAATCTAAAGTAAAAAATATAACATATGATAGTGATGTTGATGTAAATATGCTTACACCTTTAAAAAAACAAAAATGTAATTTTGATGAAATTACAGAGATTATTTCATTAGATGAAATATCAGATGATGAATTACTACCTCATTCTTCATATGAATTATCAAATAATATAAAAAAAAATATTGATAATAATAAATCTACTATTAAATCTCAAAATATGATAGATGAACATTTAATTGATGATGATAGTGATTCAGATGATGATTATCAAGATACAATACATTATATATTTGGTGATTTATTGAAGTTAAAAACTAATATGATATGTTCATATTATAATTTAAGATTTGCAATAGATGAATTAAAAGAGTTTATTAATACAACAAACGAAATATTAAAAGGTTCAAAAGAAGGAGGATATTCAGAATTAGATTGTTATTATTTTGTAAATATATCATGTAAAATGTTATGCGAATATTTGAAATATAAAATAGAAAATGGTTTTGTTATAGATAATACGAGGGATGCTGCTAAATTCTTAAGACAAAGTATTATTGTTTCATTTTGGATATGTTATAAATTTATATCAAATGATGATGCAGTATGCATATATGATTTAAAATACAATTTAGATATTTATGATAAAAAAATTAAAGAAAAGCATATTATAAGAAAAGAGATGGATATATTAAAATCCATTCAATATAATGTAATACCATTCATAAATGATCATAATGTTGTATAAATATAGTATAATATAAAATAATAATGTAATTAAATACTAAGAATTATTTTTAATTTATATAATAAAAATAAAAATATTATATAAATTTATTTATTTTTATTTACTTATTCTATTCAATTATATTATATATGTATTTATGAAATGTTAATTTAAAATCCAGGATCGTATTCATCATTCATACCTCCGCCCATATCAACATTTTGAATACTACTAATATTATTATATATATTAATATTATTTGTACTACAAGGTACATCTTGATTTTCAATTTGAAATATATTTTCAATTGTTTTATCGTTATTTTCATTAATCCATTTAATATCATTATTTTCTGATAATTCATTAATTTTATCAATATCAAGAATAACTTGAAATGCGCTAGTTCCATAATAACCTTCTTGTCCACACATTACATTTGATGATACTCCTCTCATATGATCTAGTTCAGCATGTTTTGCTGCGCTTAGAAACATTTCAGGTGTTTCTTCAAAAGATGCTTTTGCAATAGGACCAATATCATCATTATTAATTCCGTGTCTAAATATAGATGTCATATTATTATTTGTTGTCATTCTATCACATAAAATTGTCAAATGATGATAATTAATATATGCGCCATCAAATTCAATTGCTTCTGAAAATTCATCAAATATAGCTTGTCTAGCTGCTTCAATTCCAAGAACTTCGCGTATTTCTTTAATATCATTTGTAATTGTTCTTTTATAATCAATATAATCTAATCCCAATATTTTAATCAAATTAGTACCAACTGTATCTAATACCCAAGATTCTTTTTTAGAATAAATGTTTTGTTCTTTAATAATATTATCAGTAATTTTTCTTAATGTTACTGAATTAATTTTTTCTACACCCCTAATAACAATATTGTCTAATATATGTTCTTGAAAATTTTGTAGTAGGTAAATTTCATCAGATTGATCTAATGAATTTAATTTATTCATTTGTTTTCTTTTATTAATTACGTTATTCATTCTAATTCTGAATACTAATTTATCTGAATTATAATCTGAAAATATACATGTAACATCGTGTTTCAAGGAATTTTTAATTGCAAAATGTATATCGTCCATCGTAATATTTTTATCAAGCATATTTTCAGAATTCATTTCCATACGAATAATCCATTTAGATTTTTCTTTAGATTCGTCTATAATTTCAATTTCCCCCCCATTACATTCTACTAATAATTGTTCAAATAATTTATATTGTTCAATCGTAGTTTTATCATCATCTATTAATGTATTCAAATCATCGGGGTCAAAACATATCTGTATAATATCAACAAAATCTCTAAGAGTTGTATGTTGTAATTTATGCATAATATCTTGTGCATTTTTTTGATTATATTCTTCTTCTTTTTTCAAATATACAGTACATGATGGGTTCTTAGGGTTAGCAGATAATGATAATATTTCTTCAATTCTAGGTACACCACGTGTAACATTTGATTTACTTGCAACCCCTGCATAATGGAATGTATTAAGTGTAAGTTGTGTAGTAGGTTCACCAATTGATTGTGCTGCAATCATACCTACCATTTCTCCGGGTGCAATTATAGATTTTTGATATTGTAAAAGAATATTATTCAATAATGTTTGAAGTGCAAGTTTATTATATCTTTTAATAAATAATAAATGTGTAGGTGATAGATAATAATAATATAGTGTTTTAAATAATTCGGATGGTTTAATATATTTAGACATCATAAGTGTTTTGAATGTTTTATCAATCATTTCATATGCTTCTAATGGTGTTAGATCTACCATTGATTGTGAATTAATATATTGTTGTCCTTGAATATTATCAATTATATATTGAAATGCGACTGGACAATTTACTTGTTTATTATCAATATATTTAAATACGTGTTTAATAATATCATCTCTTTTTTCAATCATATATTTAATCATATCAACACATCTTTGTTTAATTTGACTAGATTGTTTTTTAATTCTTTGAATTGTTGCAGTAGTGTAAACGCTAATAAATACTGGGTCATTTACTTCATCGGTTGGCATATGATAATGCGCATAAATTTCCTCAGGTGACATACTTACAATTGGCAATATTTGATTTTCTACATGAATTGGGTCAATACCATCATCACCATAAGAGAACTGTACAATTCTGCGTTTATTATTTCTAACAGTCATATCATATTCTACTTTCAAGTCTTCCAATCCTTTAATAAGGCGTCGTTGAATATACCCGGTTTGACTGGTTTTAACAGCAGTATCAATAAGACCAACACGACCCCCCATAGCGTGAAAGAATAATTCATCGGGTGATAGTCCAGATATGAATGAATTTTCAACAAAACCTCTTGCTCTAGGGCTATCATCAAATTTAGAGAAATGTGGCAGAGTTCTTTTATCAAATCCATATGGAATGCGTTTACCATCAACATTTTGCTGACCTAATGCTGCAATCATTTGTGAAATATTAATATCACTTCCTTTAGAACCAGCATTTACCATAATTACGAATCTATTTTCTTTATCTAGACTCTCGCGCCCAATCTTACCAGCATCATTAGCTGCCCGATTTAAAATATTATTAACTTGTGTTTCAAACTCATCTTCGTTTTTTTTACCTGTTTTATTTTCAAAAACACCCAAATATGTTTGGTCTATTAAATTTTTAACTTCATTCTTTTTATCAGCAATTGCTTTTGATATTTTTTCATTTGTAGTTTGATCAGCAATCAAGTCGCTAATACCAACACTATATGATGCGGTTTTCATATATTCAGTTACTATATTTTGTAAATTATCGATAAAATCACTTGATGCTTCAGGACCAAAATCATTATAAATTCTCTGAATAAGTCCCTTAGTAGTATCACCTACTACACCTTTATCAATTTGTCCTCGGATATATTTACCATTTTCAATTTGTAATACGTTATTTGATGTTTTATAATCATCATTTTCTCCAAATCTCTTTGTTTTATATTTTAATGAGATTGGTGGCATAATTTGAGTTAAGATTTCAAAAATACTTATTTTTTTATTTTGATTAGCAAAATCTCTAATAGTATCAACATTTATTTTATCTAAATTCATTAATAAATTCATAGCATATCTTGGTTCGAATTCTACATTTTCACGTGTAATACGATATGCACCTAACATATTGTCTTGAAAAATTCCAATAATTGACTTATTATTTGCAGGACTAATTATTTGATATGGTACTGCTGCTAGGTTTTTTAATTCAGCCTCAGACTCTGGGTCTTGGGGCATGTGAAGATTCATTTCATCGCCATCAAAATCCGCGTTGTACGGTTTTGTACATGCAACATTCATTCTAAAAGTGTCACCTATTTGCATCACGCGAACGATATGACACATCATACTCATTCTATGCAACGTTGGTTGACGATTGAATAAAACTCCATCCCCGTCCATCATATGACGGTGTACAATATCACCATTTTCCAATACAATTGATTTTCTATCAACATATCTTAATGATATACTTTCTCCTGTTTTACGTTCTAAAATTTTAGCACCAGGATGAATATCGGGTCCATTCAATACGAGGTGTGATAGGAAATTTTTATTTGCATCATTCACAATAACAGGTTTAGTAATATTTTTTGCAATTTTAATTGGCACCCCCAATTCTTTAATTGATAGATTAGGGTCAGGTGTAATAACAGAACGAGCTGAAAAATCCACTCGTTTCCCCATTAAGTTACCTCTAACACGTCCTGTCTTTCCATTCAATCTTTCTTTAATTGATTTTAACGGTCTACCTGAACGTTGTGCAACAGATGCTACACCCGGTATATTATTATCAACTAATACAGCTATATAATATTGTAATACAGTAGACCAATCATCAATAATATTAGATGATGCATTTTGTGCTAATTTTTCTTTTAAAGTATTATTTGCTTTAATAATATTAACAATAATATGACTTATATCATCTTCACTTCTTTGTTGTGAATCATGTTTAACAGATGGTCTAACAGCAGGTGGTGGAATTGCTAAAACTTGACATATCATCCAATCAGGTCTTGACCAAATGGGACTAAACCCCATAAATGATACATCTTCGTCTGATATACGTCTGAAAATTTTCAACATTATTTCTGGTAAAAACTTAACAGACAATTTATCGGCATCATCCTCTCCTAATCCTTCGATGCTATTGCTATCCCATTCTGCTATAATAGTTGCAAGATTTTCTTTTTTAATTTTAGTTGGTTGCTTACAACCACATCCTTCTTCATTATCATCTCCGCATTTTTTAATTTTACTTGCAACTGGAAATACAAAGTCCCATCTATCAGATGATTTCATATTCAATACATATTTATATTTATTTTTATTCAATAATAATTTACTGCATTTATAACATACACATCTAATTATTTTAATAATTGTATTCAAATATTGATGATAAAATACTGGTCGTGCTAATTCAATATGACCGAAATATCCGGGTGTTTCCATATAATTCAATCCATCAGTAGGACAAATTAAACCTGGTTCTAATACACCCATTCTAGGATCAAATAATCCACCAATAACTGGTTTATTATTAATATATGTATCGCGAGTTGTAATTTCGGCTACTGAACCATTTCTGATTTCATCTGGTGATAATATACTAAATTGAATACCAATAATTTTAGAAGGTACTGGTTTATTAATACCACTCTTTATTTTAGAGTTACTCATTTACTTATTATATTCAATAGATAATATTTAGATTATTTTATTTCAATTTTATTAATAAAATATTTAATTTCAATTTTATATTGTTATTTTATAATATATAATTTATCATTAATCAATCAAATCAATAAAATATTTATATTTAAACTTTGTATATTTAATATTTATATAATTATGTATTTGTATAATTATATAAATACATTATTATATTTTAATATTTTAATAATTTAATATAAATACATAATTGCATTATATAATAATATACAAGGTATTAAATAGATAACATAATTAATAATATGACATATAATTCTTCTAAAATGAATATGGTTCTTAGACCAAGACGTAATGTAAATAATACATATAATTATATTAAAAAAAAATATCTAATTCATTCTTCATCTGAATCTACATCAGATGAAGAATATAATTCAGAATCTGATAGCACTTGGAATGAAGACGAAAATACAAATAGCGATGAATGTACTAAATTAGATGATGATATTAAAAAAAAAAATATTATTACAGACGATGATGATGATATTAATTTAAAAGAATATAGAACATTATTATCTGAATTATATCCATCAAAATATATTGATGAAAAAGTAAAGAATACAGATGACAATATAACTATTAATAATTCTAATAAAAAGTGCAATAAAATAAATAAAAATAATAATAAAAGAATTAAAAAAAATAAATCTATTTTAAATAAACGCCATAAATTGAATAATAATAAATATAATTATTTAAATAATGAAGAAGAACAATCAGATGAATCTACATCTAGTATAATTAATAATAATACTGAAAAGGTAGAAGAAGAAAATAAAGATAAAAGTAGTAATGAGGAGGAAGAAGAGGAGGAAGAAGACGATGAAGAGGAAGAAGATGATAAAGATGATGAAGATGATGAAGATGATGAAGATGATGAAGAGGAAGAAGATGATGAAGAGGAAGAAGATGATGAGGAGGAAGAAGATGATGAGGAGGAAGATGATGAGGAAGATGAATCAAATAATAAATATGGTAAAAAAATATTTGGTAGTAATAAAAATTTTAAAATCTATTTCACAATAGATTATTCTAAAAATAAAAATAAATTAAATAAAGATAAAGATAAAGATAAAGATAAAGATGATGATGTAATTAAAAACAATTGTGATAATCAAGAAGAAGATGAAAAAAAAGATGATAATGATGAAAATATATCTAAAGAAAATAATAATGAAAAACATGTTTCTGATGAAGAGAGATTGAAAAATAAAATAATTGAAAATGAGGAAATAATAAAAGAACTATTTAAATCAACTGATGAAACTGATAAAGAAACAATAGAAATTTTAAAAAATAAAAACGAAAAAATGTTCAAGAAGCTCACCGATAAAAAGATGTCTGAAAATATAAAAAATTTTAAACAATTAGTTAAAAATAAAGATAATAATATTAATGAATTAACATATTTTAAAAAGTATTTATCTATAGATGAACAAAATAAAATAATTAAACAATTAGAAGATATTAATCTATATACCAATATTGAAAAACCATATCAATTTATTTTGTTAGATACCGATATACCAATTGAATTCAAGAGTTGTGCTATGCGTAGATTAAATCAATTAAATAATATGTATCCAGGTGAGGTTGAATATCATAAAATAAAAAATTGGATAGATACATTTATGAAAATACCATTTGGAAAATATAAAAATCTACCAATTACACTAGATGATGGTATAGATAAATGCCATGATTTTATGGAAAATGCCAAAAATATACTAGATAGTACAGTTTTTGGTTTAGATGATGCAAAGATACAAATTATGCAAATGATTGGTCAATGGATTTCAAATCCAGATGCAATTGGTACAGCTATTGCTATTCAAGGTCCGATGGGTACTGGAAAAACAACATTAGTTAAAGATGGTATAAGTAAAATATTAAATCGCGAGTTTGCTTTTATTGCTCTTGGTGGTGCTAGTGATAGTAGTTTTTTGGAAGGTCATTCATATACATATGAAGGTAGCACCTGGGGTAAAATTGTTGAAATATTAATTAAATGCAAATCTATGAATCCAGTAATATATTTTGATGAATTGGATAAAATTAGTCAAACACCCCGAGGTGAAGAAATTATAGGTATATTGACACATTTAACTGATACAACACAAAATTCTAAATTTCATGATAAATATTTTTCAGAGGTTGAATTTGATTTAAGTAAATGTCTATTTATATTTAGTTATAATGATGAAAGTAAGGTAAATCCTATTTTATTGGATAGAATGTATAAAATTAATACTGATGGATATAATAAAGATGAAAAAATTATTATTTCAAATGATTATCTACTTCCAAGAATAAGAGAACAGGTTAAATTTAACAGTGATGATATCAAAATATCAAATGAAACTATTACATATTTAATTGATAATTTTACTGATAATGAGGATGGTGTTAGAAATCTTAAGAGGTGTTTTGAGAATATCTATACTAAATTAAATTTATGTAGGTTATTAAAACCAGGTACAAATATATTTGATAAAGATATTATTACAAATGTAAGTTTTCCAGTTGAGGTTACACCCGATATGTCGAATAAATTAATCAAGAAATATTCTAAAAATAAAATACCTTATGGTATGTATACATAAATAATTGAATTATAATATTTGATGAATTATAATATTTGATAAATTATAATATTTGATGTATAAATATATAAAACTAATTATAGTATTAATTTATAATTAGTTTTCAAATTATATTATTTAAAATAATACTTTATATTATAAAAAATAATATACAATAAATGGAAATAAATGAAATCTATAAGAGTCCAAATGAAAATATATTTTTTTTTTTAAAAATGAAAAATATTTTAATTGAAGAGGTACAATTATATAATAGATTATCTCGTTTAAGAAATGAAATTAATAATTTAAAAAGTATTAACAATATAGAGTGTGAATTTTTATTAAAATATAATAATATATTAAATCTTAAAAATATTAATAATGAAATGAGGGAACAAATTGATTTATTAGATAAATATATTACTAAATATTGTAATCATCAATGGATAACCGATTATATTGATATTAATATAGATAATTTAATAAATATTGAATATTGTAAAATTTGTGAAACTAATAAAATACAATACTAATTATTATCTCTAATAAAATGTAATCTAATATTCAGTTGAAAATGTTCTATTACCACCTCTTTCAGATATATATTTTACTTGTTCAGGTGATAAGCAAGCACATCCGCTTGAATTAGAAAATTGTGAAGGACAACATTTGGGGTCAAATACATTATCATTTAGTATTGACATACCGCCTGATTCAACATATTCAACTGGATTTTTTGCTTGATTTCCTTCTAATTTTTTATATAAATCATTTGGTGACTTTATTGATGGTCCCGTTGATTCCCAACTAGAACTTACGCCTTGTCCCATTTTATAATTAATTTCAGCTGAATTTAACATAGTTAATCCTTCTTTAAATGATAATTTAGAACAAGAGCATAACAAGTGAGCACCTGCTACATAACCAATTGCTAGAATTAATAATATTATTTCAACACGTAATTTTTGACCAAAAAGCTCGATTTCCATTATACATAAATAACAGATAAAAATAAATTAAAAATAATTATTTTAACCATATTTTTAATTTATTTGAATTATATCAAAGATAATAATATATCTTTTTTAGAATTATTTAAATTTATATCTAAATTAGAATTGTAATCTCCGATTTTTATATTATCAATATGAAAAGTTGTTTTGTCTGTTACTAAATGATATAAGTATTTTATTTTATTTTTTCTCATAAAATTGTTATCATCATTAAGTATTAAAGTTGTATTTTTTTTATTAAATTTATTAGATAAAGATACGATATTTGCACCAATTATTTTAATATTATCTAAATTATATTCACATATATAATTAATATTTGAATCTAATTTAACTAATCCAACAACTTTCTCTCCATATTTTAATATGTCATTTAATTGAATATCTGATATATTTTTATATGTTCCGTCTATTAATTCAATTGGTGTATCATATTTAACACCCCCATCTATATATTTATGAATACAGTTATATTCTGTATATTTATTATTAACTATATTATTTCTCTCTTTATTATCATTACTATTATTTCTCTCTTTATTATCATTACTATTATTTCTCTCGTTTATTATATTTTCCATATTATTTTTTAATTCAATAATATTTTCTTTAGTTAATTCATCCCAATCTGAAAAATATAAATTATTAATTTTAATATATTTAGTATCAGTACTCAAACAATACATTATATTTTCATCATAATTATTTATTTTAATACTTTCTGGATGATTTTCAACTAAAATCCATTCTGATTTTATATTATCAAATACTTTATGTGTTCCTGTTACAATAATATCTCTCACCCTATAAAATTCATGTTCTTCTGGAGATGTTTTCATAATACCAACAACTATACTTCCATCTGTTAATATAGACCCTATTTTAATTTTATTAATTGGAATAATTTTATTATCTATTAAGTTAATCATAGTATTAGGATGAAAACATCTTTTTACTTTTTTACCCTTAGGAGCATTAGGAATATCTTTAAGGCCTGTTAATTTTAATACTGATTTTAAAATAACAGATGTTTGTGCTATTGGAATAATTACTACAATAAATACTGCTGTTAATGCAGTTGCTATTCCCCAACCAAAAAATGGTATTAACCATAATATTATAATTAATCCTACTAATCCAACAATAAGAGTCACCGAGAAATCATACATAACCCGTGTTGCACCCTGTAACGACATGTAACTACCATATAATGTAAAAATGATTGATGCAAATATTCCTTTCATTTTTCCTATTGTATCTTTGAACAAAATTGAAAACTCCATAATTGGTGTTGTAATATTTGTTGAATAACTTAATACATCAATATTATATTTATTAAAATCATTTCTCATATCATTAAATTTATTTTTCATGCTTGTTATTGTATTAATAAATCCACTCATAATTCCGCCTGAAAGAATAGTTAAGAAATTAAAAGGTTGTATTGACATTTGAGAAACTTGTGATAATATTGAATTGACACATCCATTAAAGTTTTGAATTGTAAAATCTAATTTGTTTACACCTTCTGGTGCATTAATTATACCTGCAAATGGCATTACGTGTGGTTTGCATCTATTATTAACCCAATCTGCTTTAATAGGTTGAATTTGATTTAATACAGAAAAATAGGATATTACAACAAAAAACAATAATAATAAAAATATTGTTATATAAAGGTCCCCACCATATTTATCTAAAAATGTTGTTTTATTATATATTTGATTTACTTTTTTAAATATATCATCCATATAATTATATTTATATAGTATTTGTATAATAAATTTGATTTATTTTTATTTATTGATATTTTTATTTATATAAATATATTTTATTCATATAAATATAATATATCACATATATAAGTTAATTAATTATCATGATTATAATTAATCAATATTTAGATATTGAACCATTATTATCTTCCCAATCATGAAATATATAATTACCGATTGATATAATATGATTTGATGTAATTAAACAAGTAAAATATTCATTAGATTCATTTGTTTTAATAGATTTTTTATGATTTTTAACTTTAACGAAATTATTTGTTTCATCATCAAATACTAAATGACATCCTGTTACATATATATCTTCTTCTCTCTCCCCCTCTTTTTGAAATTTATGAAATTTTTTAATAATTTTTTTATCAAAACTTAAATTATTAATTTTTAATACAGCAATTACAGTACTATTATTTTTAATAACATCACCTAATTTAATATCTTCTATTTTACAAAAGGTTCGATCTTCTTTTTGTATTAATGTATGTGGATGAAAACAAATTTTAATATTTGGTATTTTTATTTTTGCTACACCTCTTATCATAGATCCTGGTGGTCCATTCCATATACTTGATGATGTTTTCATACTACCATCTAATAAAAATACCATAGTACCTATTATACCAATTAATTTAGAAAATGTATCTTTAATAGTAATTGTTGTTCTTTGAATTTCAACAACTAAATTTGAAAATATACCAAATACATTAGAAATATTATCTGAAATCATTTTTCTAAATTCACTAATAAAATTTACTGCGGAATATAAAGAATCTTTTATATTCAAACTTACATTAGATAATAAATCAAAATTGTAATTAACACCTTCTAATAAATTTGGCATATAATTCTTCTGCATATTTTGAACACAATATACAAAATTATCTACTGAATTAGTTCCTTCTGGCCCTATTATATCAACAAATGGCATTACAGTAGGATTACATCTATATAGTGGCCAATTTTTTTGAATATCTTTAAAGTCTATCGCTAAAACATTAACAAAGTACAATATAAAAAATAATAAGACAATTAATATTGATAAAGCAATATCACTAGATTTCATAATAAAATATATTATTATTTTATTATTACTATTATTTATTATTAGTATTTTAGTTTTCTATTTTTTCCATATTTTTAACCAATTCATACATTTGCATTTTTTCTTTCCACCACCCGATAATAAAATATCATTACCACAATTACATCCTCCACCAATTATTTTTATTTTTTTAGTATTTTTATTTTTTTTATTATATATTTTTCTATTTGACATTTTTTTATTAGATATTTTACGTCTATATTTTTTATATTTATATGTCTTTTTTACTTTATTATGATATCTTTTGCTTTTTTTAACTCCACCTTTCATAAGTGTTTTATTAGAACAACTATTTGTTGCATAACAATCATATTTACTATTATTAAGACCATCTATATACAGTTTGTTTAATAATAAGCTAGCTGTATTTACGTTTTGAGGAGAATTATTCAAAGAATTGTTAACTGAAAATTGAGGTACTTCAATACGATTCGCACCACCATTCATTTTTATATATTTATTTTTTCTTGATTTATTTCTACGACCACCACCATATTTATTATTCATATTAGATTGTATTGAATTTTGCGTTTTAATATAATTAGCTATATTTTCTTCTGGTGTCCCACCATACTTCATTGAACCTTGAATGAAAGGAATTGGTTTTAGTTCTATCTTAGACATTATTACTATATATTATATAAATATATTTATAGAATTATAGAATTATGAATATTACTAATTTTATTTCACTACTTTAGAATATTTTTTAATTATTTTGTATATTTATCTTCTATAGTACAATATTTATCTAATTCATCATCATCATACTCACCAAATATTTCGTTTTTCTTAATATTTAATATTTTTTTATCATTTTTCAATTTATTTTCTATATTTTTTTTATTTTCATTAAATAATTTTTGTTTATAATAATTATTCATTTTATAATTATTTTTAGGTAATGGATTTTTTACATCTTTTATTTTAGAATTATCATTATTATTATTACTATTATTATTAGTATTATTATTATTATTAGTATTATTATTATTAGTATTATTAATAGTATTTCTAATAAAATTAATACTTTTATCTCTTTGAATATTGAATGTATTTTCAGAAAATAAATCATTCATTAATACATTATCTGCCTTTTCTTCCATTTCTCTATTTTCTAGTAAATTAATTTGTTCTTGTATATTAACAAATTTATTTTCAATACAGTTTATATCAAGTTTATCTAATTCTATATCCCAATCATCACAATCATCATTAACTGAGATATTATCCATTTATTTTAATAGATTCAAGTATAATTTATAATAAATACATTAAAAATAATATTTAAATTGATATTAAATACTTATTAAATATTAAATATTTATTAAATTTATAATAATACGGTTTTATTAAAAAATAGAAATATAAAAGTATATTATAAATAAAATGACTTTCAATATGAGCGATTTAGATAGATTAAACTTACAAAAAATGATTTCTGCAAATAATGTTAAAGATACAACAGTTGATATAAGAATTAAAAAACACAGTTTACCAATTAAGCAAGATATACAACGTATTCTTATATTAAAAAAAAATCATAATAATTTATATAAAAATAATTTTATAGAATTTGAAGAATTATGTATTCAAGATTGCCAATTTCTTTTTAATAATTATACAGATATTTTTAATAAAATACTAAAAGATGAAATTGATTTAAATTTATTTGCTAGATTTTTAGAAATATTAAAACGTATTGAAGATAGTGAAATTGACCAACATGATGCCTCGTTTCAGGTTGGTTCTATATTAAAACAAATATATATAGATAGCGCATTAAAAAGAGTCGATTCATTAAATAAAAATAATAATGATAATGTATCAGAAAATAAAAAGTTTGAACCTAAAATTATATCATGGAATGAATGGAAAAAGATATCATAAATAATAAACTAGTATCTCTCTATTAAACTATAATAAATCTTTTATATTTTCAATATTTTTTTTAATTTTATTATCCATAGAAAAATTATCGCTGTCTATTACATCTAATAAATCATTTTGTTTTGTAAGATGTTCTCCTATATATTTATTTATATTTATCAATTCATTAAGACTATTTTCTAAGAAGTTTAATTCTATAATTTCTTTATCTAGTATAATACTATTATTAAAATTATTAATATTATTATTTTCAATATTATTTTCAATATCTTTTTTTTGTTTTGATTCAAACTTATTAGTATCTATTATTTTATTATTTTTTATATTTTTATATTTATAAATAGTTGTTATTCTTAACAAAATATTGTTAAATAATATAGAGAACCATCCGGTCCAAGACATAGTTTTCAAAATATATTCAGATTGATTCATTAATTCTTTATTTTTATTACTATTTATATACACATTATTTAAGCTATCACTTTGATTTTCAATAGCAATAACAACGGAATTTAATATATTTTTTGTTTCTTCTGTAACTATTTTAATTTCATTTATTCTTTTTTTAATTTCATTATTATCATTATTAATTTCATATTTTTCTATTTTTCTGTCAGGAATATTATTATTTATAAAATAATTCATAATATAAATTTATTTAATATAATATAATTATTTTAAAAATATATTAAAAGTAAATAATAATTAAGATATATAATAATTAAGATATATAATAATTAATGTCAACAATAAAGATAGATCAATTAAATAAAGAATCTGAAGAAAATTATAATTTAAAAATTAAAGAATATATTGAAACAAATAAACCATTTATTTATATTTTAACACCGTGTTATGGTGGCGTATGTAATGCACAATACACTATTTCGCTATTAAATACTATTTTACTTCTAAAAAATGTTGGAATAAGATATAATATTCAATTTTGCAATAACGATAGTTTAGTTTCTAGAGCTAGAAACAATCTAATTGGTATTTCTATGTTAGATAAAGAAGCAACTCATTTTTTATTTATAGATAGTGATATTGTTTGGAATCCAAATGATATAATTAAACTTATTGTTGCAGATAAAGAATTAATTGGTGGTATATATCCAAAAAAAAATTATAATTTTGATAAACTAATTGATAATCCAGATTTAATACAATCATTAACTGATTTAAAAAATAAGTACAATTTATCTAAAGATCTAATTACTATTTTAAAAAGTAATTTAGTTTCCTATAATTTGAATTATAAACATCAAGAATTAAATATTGTAAATAATCTAATTCAAGTAAGACATTTAGCTACAGGGTTTATGCTTATTAAAAGAGAAGCTATTGAAAAAATGATTATAATGTATTCTGAAACTAAATATATAGATGATACTGGATTTGTTGCTCCTGAGTTATCTACTAAAACATATGCATTATTTGATGGCGGTGTTATTGATAATCATTATTTTTCAGAGGATTGGTTATTTTGTCATAGATGGGAAAAAATTGGAGGAAAAATATGGGCTGATATTAGTATTGATTTAACTCATATTGGTGTAGAATCGTATTCTGGTAGTTTAATTACTAATATTCTCTCTATGAATCGTTAATAATTCTTATACAAAGTTAATAATTTTCTATAATAAATAAAATTTATATTATCAATTTATATGATTGATAATATAAAAAATAAGTTGAATGACCAAGATTTTAATCAACAACTAACTCTTTTACCAATTGTATTATTAGAATTTTATAGGGTTATTATATCATCATTTTTGATACTATTTGTTCCTCAAAAATGCGTTGACCATGTTTGTTCATATGAAGAAAATATGGAATCTACAGACAGTTTATATGATTGTGGGTTAGCATTTAATTTTATAACTATGTTTGTATTTTTAGTTCTTTATACGATAGAAATAAAGAGAGAAAATAAGTTAATAAAATATTTGGAAGTAAATAAAAATTTACCACTAGATAATATTTCTGTTGGAAATGCTATTGAAAAATTGAGTGATAAACGAAAAAATAAAATATGGAAATTAGATTATTATTATCAAATTTTTGGAAAATGTACAATAATATTTTTCTCATCAAATGCTGTATTAAGTGGATTAATTATTTATGATTATTATTTAGATAATAAAACAACTATGACATTCATTACTAATATTTTATTTATGATAAATAAATTATATGATATTTATTCAATAACAAATACTGAAAAAAATATTTTTTATTCAGCTTATATGAAATCAAAAATGCAATTTAATGACGTTGACCCAAATAAAAATGAAAAAATGAATAATATACTAGATACAAATATACATATTACCCCATCTATTGATGAAACTACATTTGAATTATAAATTAAAGTATCATACCAATCATATTTACATCAAACTGAATATCATCTAATGATGAAATAAATTCAATATCTATACTATCTATACTATCTATAGTATCTTGTGTATTATCAATAGCATTTGTACTAATAGGTAATATATTATATATAATATTATAATTTTTACTTGTAGGTTCATTTGATATAAATTCGTTTTTATCTATATTAAATAATTCACATAGTTCATCAACATCTTGATATGATAAATTTAAATAATTATATGATTCATCCAATAATGTTTTAACTGTTTTATTCCAATTAAGACATTTATCGATAACTATTGTGAAATTGCAATAATAATACTGTAATTTTGTATAACTATAGCTATAAAGTAATTTTCCAATTAAATGTTTAATTTTAAATGATGTATTTATTATAATATCTAAATATACTGTAATAGTACTTAACGTCTTTATGCGTATATCACATAACTCTAATTTTGTTGTTAAAAATGTAATAGTCTCATCTGCATTTTTTATTATTTTATAAAATTCTTCTAATTTATTTTTAAAGTAATTTAATGTTATTCTACATTTTTCGATAATATATAAATATATATCTGTTGTTATTGAAGTAAAATTAATATTATCAATATTAGTAGATGTATCTATAAAATTTATAGTAATATCATTTATATCAAAATATTTATTTATAATATCCTGAGTAAATTCTTGTTTTAGAGCAATATGACGTCTCATTTATGTATAATTGTATTTTTTATATGATTATAAGATATGTATATAAAAATTATATTATTATTAGTATTTCAATTTTATGAATAAATATGAATAAATAACAATATTAGATATAAAATGTAATATATTACATATAACGTGATATAGATAATAAATATAAATGAAAACAACTAAAACATTAATTATAGTTGAATCAGCATCAAAGTGTAAAAAAATAGAACAATATTTAGGTTCATCTTATAAATGTATAGCATGTTTTGGTCATATTAGAGAGATAAATAATTTAAATTCAATTGATTTTAATAATAATTATAAACCATTATTTAAAGAAATAGAAAGTAAAAAATCACAAATTAATAAAATACGTAAAGAAATAAATTCTCATATTGAAGTAATATTAGCAAGTGATAATGATAGAGAAGGTGAAGCAATTGCATGGCATATATGTGATTTATTTAAATTAGATATTTTAACTACAAAGCGTATAACATTTAATGAAATAACATATTCTGCATTACAAACTGCTATTAAAAATCCAAAAATAATAAATATGAATTTAGTTAATGCTCAAATTGCTAGACAAATTCTTGATTTAATTATTGGTTTTAAAATTACGCCTATATTATGGAAATATATTAAACATCCTTTTTATAGTGTATTATCTGCAGGTAGATGTCAAACCCCAGCATTAAGATTGATTTATGATAATCAAATGGAAATAAATAATATACAAGAAAATCAAACATATAATTATAAAATTTCTGGTTTATTTACATCAAAAAATATAAGTTTCTCTCTACAAAATAATTTTGATAATGAAAAAGATGTTATAAATTTTTTAGAACTTAGTAAAAGTCATAATCATATTTATAATAATTCTAAACCTGAAATGTATTATTATTATCCACCATTACCACTAACAACTAGTAAATTACAGCAAGATATAGGTAGTTGTTTTCATATATCACCCAAAGAAACGATGATTGTATGTCAAAAATTATACGAAAATGGTTATATTACTTATATGAGAACAGATAGTAAATTTTATAGTATTGATTTTATAAATAATACAAAAAATTATATATTAGACAATTATGGAGAGAAATATTTATTAAATAATATATATAATTTATCATTTAATAAATCAAATAATCCATCAAACGACTCATCCACTAAACAAACAAATAATAATTCCAATAATAATTCCAATAATAATTCCAATAATAATTCTAATTTTAAAACACAAGAAGCTCATGAAGCTATTAGGCCTACTAATATTAATTTATTTGAACTTCCACAAGAAGCTAGTTTTAATAACAAAGAGAGAAATATATATAAGTATATTTGGAAAAATTCTTTGCAAAGTCTAATGGCAACATGTTCTGTAAATAGATTTCTCTCTACTATAACAACTCCAATTGAAAATATTAACTATAAAAATATATCAGAAATAATTATTTTTGATGGATGGAAAATAATTTCAAATAATGAAAAGCATGAGAGAAATAATAACGAGGTAAATATTAATGATGAACCTATTATTATAAAAGAAGAATATTACAATTATTTATTGAATATGCCAAAAGGTTCTTTCATAAAATATAATAAAATAAAATCAATTTATACATTAAAAAATAATAAAGAACATTATAATGAATCAAAATTAGTAAAATTATTAGAATCAAAAGGTATAGGAAGACCATCCACTTTTTCAACTATAATTGATAAAATACAAAGCAGAACATTTGTAAAACGAACAAATATTGAACCTAAATCTATAAATTGTATTGAATATGAATTAATAAATAAAAATATAACTAAAAATGAAATAATAAAACAAATCGGTGGAGAGAAAAATAAACTTGTTATAGAACCTATTGGTATTAGTGTTTTAACATTTTTAATAGAACATTTTAATAATTTATTTGAATATAATTATACAAAAATGATTGAAGATGATTTAGATGAAATAGCAAATGGTAATAAGGTATGGTATGATATATGTAAAGAGTGCGATAATAATATTATCTCTCAAATATCATTAATAAAACCTATAGAAAAACCTATAAAAAAAACAAGTAAAAGAGAGAAAAAATCTATAGACAAAAATGATATAAATGATATAAATATAAAAAATGATATAATAGATAAAAAAATGGATAATAAAGATAATAAATTTTTAGAGAATGAAATTGATAATAGAGAGAAAAATAGTATTTTAAATGATGATAATGATGATAATGATGAATCAATTGATAATTCTTTTGATGAAAAATTAAAAAAGGGAATTAAATTAGGAAAATACGAAAATACAGATTTATTTTTAAAAATAGGAATGTATGGATTATATGCTCAGTGGGGAGATAATAAAAAATCATTAAAAGGTATTAATATAGAACCTAGTAAAATAACACATAATGATATAGTACATTATATAAATAAGTTACAATTTACAAAAATGAATACTCTAATGAATGAAAGTAATGGAATTAGTCAACCTTCAAACGAGAGTGGTGTTATACGTATATTAAATGAATCTACTAGCATAAGAACCGGTAAGTATGGTGATTACATTTTTTATAAACCTAAAAATATTACAAAACCAGAATTTATCAATTTGAAAAAATATAAAGGAAATTATAAAACAGATCCAATACCAAGTATATTAGACTGGATCACAAAATCAAAATAACTTTAGTATTTATAATTTGTATAAAATGTTAATAAATAAGTATAAGTATATAAATAAATGTAATTAAATATAAATATAAAATTTGAATAAAATTAAATGATAGAAATTTTCTTAAATTTTATTGAAGATAAAACAAAAAATTATATCATATTTGATGTTGGTTCAAGAGATTGTTTACAAAGTATAGAATTTTATAATGCATTTCCAAATTCTAAAATATATGCTTTTGAATGTAATCCTAATACATTAGATATATGTAAAAAAAATATTGAAAATTACAATGATAGAATAACATTAATAGAAGGAGCAGTTTGTGATTATGATGGAGATATAAGTTTTTATCCTATAAATAAAGAAAAAACAACTACAAGTTGGGAAGATGGAAATCAAGGAGCATCTAGTTTATTTAAAAGTAATGGTACTTATACAATTGAAAATTATGTTCAAGATGAAATTATTACAAATTGTCATCGTTTAGATAGTATTATGAAAAAATATAAAATTCCTAATGTAGATATATTATGGATGGATTTACAAGGTGCTGAATTATTAGCAATAAAGAGTTTAGGTATTCATATACAAAATTTAAAATATATATACACAGAGGTAACATATAAAGAAATGTATTTAGGTCAAGTATTATTTCAAGAATTAAATAATTTTATTCTTTTAAATAATTTCAAAATAATTAGTAAATTAAATGGAAGTGAATGGCAAGAAGATATTATTTATGAAAATAATAAACATAAAAATTATAATTTAATTAATTATGAAGATAAAATATATTCACAAAATGGGGAGGATGGTATAACAATAGAGATTATTAATAGAATAATGCCGAATTTAGGTGGATTTTATGTTGAATTTGGAGTACAAAATGGAAATGAATGTAATACTAGAATATTAAGAGAATTATATAAATGGAATGGTTTATTAATGGATAATGAATACGAAAATAAATCTATTAATCTTAATAAAGAATTTATTACTAAAGAAAATATTATTTCATTATTTAAAAAATATAATGTACCATTGCATTTTAATTTACTATCAATAGATATTGATTTTAATGATTTTTACGTTTTATACGAAATTCTAAAAGTTTATACAATTGATATAATTATTTTAGAATATAATGCAACTTTTCCTCCAAATGAAGATAAAGTAATAATTTATAATAAAAATGATATGTGGGATGGAAGTAATTATTTTGGTGCTTCATTATTAGCATATAAAAAATTATTGAATAAATATAATTATAATCTTATTTATACAGATAAAAAAGGAGTAAATGCTTTTTTTGTAAATAATAAATATATCAATAAATTTATAAATGTAGATGAAATAAATATATTATATAATTCACCAAAATATGGAAATGGACCAAATGGTGGTCATAATGTAGATAACAGAAATAGAAACTTCATAACTAGTGATGATATAATTTTAAATGATATAAATGAAGATGATATATATGATTTAACTAAATTCAATTATAATAAATATTCTCAAAGAGGACACGATGGAATAATAAAAAAAATAATGAATGAACTAAATATAAAAAAAGGATTTTTTATAGAATTTGGTGCGTGGGATGGAATATATTTATCAAATTGTAGAAATTTATATGAAGAAGGATGGGACGGTTGCTTTATTGAAGCAAATTATGATAAATATAATATATTAGTTAATAATTATAAAGAAAGTAATATAATATGTTTAAATAAGTTTGTTTATCCAACAGATAAAGAAGGTGATACATTAGATAAATTATACGATGAATATATGAATAATATTGATGTAGATTTATTATCAATAGATATTGATGGTCGTGATTATGAAATATTAGAAAATTTAAAGTTAAAACCAAAATTAATTATAATTGAAGGTGGTTTTGCATTTCATCCTTGTTTGAAAATAAAAATACCATACAAAGAAGCAAGTAATAATATACAACAACCCATTTTTACAACAATAAAATTAGGTGAAGAAAAGGGATATATACCTATTTGTTTTAACCAGGATCTTTTTTTATTAAGAAAAGATTTATTTGTTAAATATAATTATTTCAAAAATATAAAAAATGACTGTTATAATTTATGGAAATCAGCATATTATAATATTATTGATAATGATGATAAAAATTATTTAAATAACTTTAGAAAAAATAATAATATAATTAATAAATACGAGCATCCATATTTTAATAATTTAGAACATTCATTAAATAACATATTTGATATTGTAATTCCTGTAGGCCCAAATGATATAGAAATAATTGAAAAACAATTAGAATATACAAAAAAAAATATTATTGGATATAGAAATATATATTTAATTTCATATGATTCAAGTATTTATTTTGAAGACTGTATTACGATTGATGAAAATATTTTTCCTTTTAATATTTATACCGTAGAAAAAAATTACGGTAAATCAAAAAGAAATGGTTGGTATTTGCAACAATTATTAAAATTATATGCAGGAATTGTTATTAAAGATATTCTTGATAAATATTTAGTTATTGATTCGGATACATTTTTTTTAACTCCAACTACATTTATAGAAGATAATAAATGTTTATATGATTATGGATTTGAATATCATAAACCATATTTTTACCATATGGAAAAATTAAATAAAATGTTTATAAAAGTTGATAATAATAAATCAGGTATATGTCATCATATGATTTTTGAAATAAAATATATTAAAGAAATAATAAAAATTGTTGAGGATGAACATAAAGACTTATTTTATAATGTATTCTTTAAATCAGTTGATGAATCAAATTTTGAATCTAGTGGTGCTTCTGAATATGAAATATATTTTAATTATATATTAAAAAATCATAATGAAAATATAACTATAAGAAAATTAAAAGGATGTAATACTAATATATTATTTGATAGTAATAATAGTAATTATGATTATATAAGTTACCATTGGTATTCAAGATAAATTATAATTAAATATAAAAATGAACGATGCGAATAAAATTAAAATATATTATAAATTATATTATAATTATAAATTATATTATAATTATAAATTATATGGTATCTAAAAAAAACGAATCAATATCATTAATATCAATTGCAATAGGGGGTATACTTCTTAAATTATTAGCTAGTAAAAAAAAAAGTGAAGATGGTTCAAAAGGACCTGCTGATGCTACATTATGGGGGTATAGTGTGGCATCATTATCATTAATACTACTATTATTTTATACATTTACGTTATCATCTAAAGAAGCTATGAAAATGGGATTTTTCGATATTATAAAATTAATATTATTATCAGCATTTCCTGTTTTATTTTTATTAGGTGTAATAATATGGACTATTATTATTAATATAAAATTTAAAGATAAAATAAATAAAGGAAATGTAACATCTGAATATAATAAATTTGATCTAATATCTACTATATTATTAGTTATACAATTTTTAATTATAATTAAATATATTATTAATAAGTCGGATAATATTTCTATTTCAACAATAAATAATGATTCTATATTAGGTAAAGCGTATGATGCATTTGATGAGAATGCAGGAACAATAAGTTATTTAGTTGGATTATTTAATTATATAATATTAGGATTAATTCAAGTATCACTTGAATATTTTTCAACAGATGGTTAATCAAAATAATCCAAAAATTTATATGTAATTCCAAATTCAGTTTCTGTTTCCCATATTCCTGAAATTTTAAGTATAAAATTATTTGTTTTTTCTAATTGTTTATTTGGATTTTTTATTTCATTTGTAAATTTTATAAAATATGTATTCATTTGTTCTGTTAATTTACAATTAAATCTTTTTTTAATATTATGTTTATTATTTATTATTATTTTATTATAAATATCATTTTCAATATTTTTTATAAAATTAATTATATCATTATTTCTCTCTTTATCTGCTATTATTTTATATCTATATGTGTTCATTAAATTATTATAACTATTATCATATATGTAATTAATAATATTAAATGTTAGAAATATAGATAACCCATTCATTATGATATTTGAATCTGAATATAAAATTCTAATAAATTTACTTTTTTCAATTATATTATTTTTAATTGGTTCTAATAAAATAATATTATTAGAATTATATTGATTTATATTAATAGATGCATTTAAAAATGAATAGTTTTTTACATTTGATGTATTATTATTATATACTTTCATAAATATTATTTATAATTATTATTATGATAAATAGGACGATATAGTTATTATATAAATAGCTTTAAATATTATTGTTTGAAAGATATTGTGAATATATTAATAATAAAATTATATATTCTTCCCGCATATCTAATGTTCCATTATTTATATTATTTATAGTATTATTTGCATAATTAATAGCTTTTAATAATTCATTTTTTGATTTTTCAAATTGCATTTTTTTTACATTTAAATAGTTACTCCATATTTTAAATAAAATTGGATGACTTGTATTATAATTTAATAAATTTACAATACTTTTATTATATTCATCATTAATACTATTTTCACTATTACTATTAGTATCATTATCACTTTGACTATTTGTATCAGTATTAGTATCATTATCACTTTGACTATTTTCACTATTACTATTAGTATCATTATCACTTTGACTATTTGTATCAGTATTAGTATCATTATCACTTTGACTATTTGTATCAGTATTAGTATCATTATCACTTTGACTATTTGTATCAGTATTAGTATCATTATCACTTTGACTATTTGTATCAGTATTAGTATCATTATCACTTTGACTATTTGTATCAGTATTAGTATCATTATCACT